TTAAGTCCCAACTGGCTGTTGGGTACTGAAACCCTACACTTATATATTAGGAGGAGTGATATTTATGAAGAAAACTATATTGTTTGATGAAAAATCGTGTCGTTGGGAGGAAAATAAACTTGTGAACGGATTGGTGGTCGGAATTTACGAATGTCGGCTAAACGATAATTTCCAGTTATATGGATATTTACTACTTCGAGATGTATATGAAGCACTCGGTATCCCGATAACAAAAGAATCGTTGGTCGCAGGATGGATCAAAGGCGAAAATCACAAAAAGTTCGAATATGAGATTCACGAAAATCCAGACGGCACAATTGACATTGTATTACCTGATATGGAATCAGACATACGATACGCATTCCCATTGGAGGAGTCCTAACAAGGGCTCTTTCTTTTATCTTCGCGTAGAAACCATCTTCTATAATGAGAAAATATTATATTCAAGGAGGATTTACTATGAAAAGCTTTTTTATTGATTATTGGGAATTATGTAAACAGAGTGGAGCATGGATGAAGAAACACTGGAAAGGATATCTGGTGTATGTTTCCATTGTGGCGATGGTTAGTTTTTCCAGTGCATTTATTAAGGAAAAGAGACTTGAAAAGAAAAAATCTCAAATGGAGGAGGAACATGAATGCCAGCTTTAATTGCAGTAGTTGGGGGATTATTCATATATTTAGTATTAAAATATTTTGAGTAAACCACATATAGTAATTAGAGAGGGGACATATCTTGTCCTCTTTCTTTTTGTTCGCGTAGAAAACATCTTCTATAATGAGAAACAGTTAGCTCAGTTGGGTAGAGCAACATTGGAAACGATGTAGGTCGTAAGTTCAAATCTTACACTGTTTCTTTTCACTTTTAAACTTCACACGAAAGGAGAAAAACTATGAACGCACGATTATTTATCAAACGTAACTCAGCAACAATTTTATCCTTTGTAGCCATAGCTGGTGTAGTAGCAACTGCGATAACGTCCGCTAATGCAACACCAAAAGCCGTACGTGCATTAGATACGGCAAAGTTAAATAAAGGTGAGGAAGAGCTTACAAAGATTGAAAAAGTGAAAACCGTGCTTCCGGTATATTTGCCAACTATAATCACTGGAACAGCGACTGTTGTATGTATTCTTGGCTCGAACGTATTGAATCAACGTACTCAGGCATCGCTGTCAAGTGCATACGCAATAGTCGATCAATCTTACAGGGATTACCGTAACAAAGTAAAGGAATTGTATGGTGAAGAAACTGACAATAGAATCATCGAAGCAATTGCTGTGGATAAGGCAAAACATATATACATCAACGCGTCTTATTTAGATGGACCTTGCGAATCAAGTCTTGAAGAAGAGAGTAGCGGAAAGCCGGTTTTATGGTACGAGGAATATTCAAAAAGATTCTTCAGAGCGAGTTTAGAGCAGGTACTTGCTGCAGAGTATCATGTAAACCGTAATTATATTTTAGGTGGTGCTAATGTATTAAATGATTTATATTCGTTACTTGGACTTGAAGAAACTGACTTTGGCGAAGAAATGGGATGGGCTCCGACGGATGAGGGAGAGTTCTGGATTGAATTTAATCACAGGAAAGCCAAATTGGATGACAGTACGGTCTTTTATATTTTGGAAATGCCATTCGAACCGCGAGTCAATTATGATGATTATTACTAATTCGCGGAAATCGCAATTACTTTAATGAGAAAATATATTTTAGGAGGATAAAATCATGAAAAACAAAATCAATGCAACTACAGTTATCAAGATTGTGGGCTGGGTAGCCACCGCAGTTGGCGGTATTTTAGTCAGCTTAGCGTCGGATAAGCAGATGCAGGAACAGGTTGATGCTAGACTCGATGAATATATTTCGAGCAAAGATGAAAAGGAGTCCTAACAAGGGCTCTTTTAATTTTATATAAAAGAAAGGAACATATTATGAAAAAATCATTTGTAAAAAATCTAATAAAAGGTGTTCGCATCGGATTTGGTAAGCATAGTCCAGAGATTTTAATAGGACTTGGTATTGCCAGTGCTATTACCTCAACCGTGCTGGCAGTGAAAGCGACACCGAAAGCTATGCAGTTGGTTGAGAAAGAGCAGAAGAAACATAACAGAGAAGTTTCTAAAATAATGACCGGAAACGAAAACGAAAAAGTGTTTGGATGTAAGTTGAAACCGGTTGACATTGTGAGAGTCACATGGAAATGCTATATTCCGGCAGCGATTAGCGGAGCAGCGTCTGTTGCTTTTCTTCTTGGTTCCAATTCGGTTCATGCGAAACGGAATGCCGCAATAGCTACGGCTTATAAACTTTCCGAAACTGCATTGACCGATTATAAGAAAGAAGTTATCGAAACAATCGGTGAAGAGAAAGAGAAACTAATCCGGGATAAGGTTGCTCAGAAGCATGTAGATGAGCATCCGGTATCTAATAGTCAGGTGATTATTGCCGGATCTGGTAAACAGCTCTGTTATGATGGCATTTCTGGAAGATATTTTGAATCCGATATCCAGACAATCCGAGCTGCGGTAAATACGATCAATGAGACTATGGTGTATGAAATGTATGCTTCATTAAGTGATTTCTATAATGAAATAGGTCTACCACAGACAACCTTGAGCGATGAACTTGGATGGAATCTGGATGACGGTCAGCTTGAAATCAGCTATGGTTCTACGATATCTGATGATGGTAGACCATGTATCACATTGGATTATCATGTAGCACCGAGATATGATTTTGCGAAGCTTGGGTAATTCGCGATATTTACATACTGTTTAATGAGAAAATAAAACTTATTTTTAGGAGGAAACTAAAATGGAAGAAATCAGAAATGAAGAAGTTGTTGAGGAAACTATGGAAATGGAAGACGAATTTGTGGACGAGCCAGAAGAAGTCGAAGAATCCAAAATGAAGAAATTTGTTTCTGGGGTAAAAGACAAGGTTAAATCTGTAAAACCTAAACACGTATTGAAAGGCGTGGCGGTTGTAGCAGGTTTAGTTGCGGCTTACACCTTAGGACACAGAGCTTCAGTCGAGGATGAAGACGGAGCGGTCGCCGAATCCGACTACATCGAGATGGATGACAAAACAGAAACTGATGAACCAGAAAGCGAAGAATAATTTATATTTTCAACCGGGAGGTACCGATAACAAGGTATCTCTCTTTTTTTTTATTGTTTTATTGAAAGGGGCGTTCTACATGCCTAGATATTCGTACAGTGGACCAGTAATGGAATTCAATACGCTTCTTACTGATATATGGAAGGGCGAAACAACAGCTCCTTCCGAGAGAAAAGCAAGAAGTAATTTAGCTTATCAGTTTAAGAAGATGAATAACAGAATTGCAGGTTCCAAAATTATACTACCTGGAAAATTAAATATTGTTGATTAAAGGAGAAAATCAAAATGGCAGAAAGACCAATGGGTACTAAAGCAACCGCTGCTAATACAGTTCCTGATAAGAAAGTAGAGAAAGTAGTCAAAGGAACTGTTAAAAAAAAGCGGAAGAGCGAGGTGACGAAGTTTAAAGACACCTTCATTTCAGAGGATATTAATTCGGTGAAATCTTATATTTTACTGGATGTATTGGTTCCATCTATTAAGAAAGCATTATCTGATATCGTCAAGGATGGGATCGATATGATTCTGTACGGTGACAAACAGGGAAGTAGAAACAACTCTTCTCATGTACCTTATCGAAACTATTCATCTAATTCCAGACCGAGTAATCATGCAACACGGACCAATTACGATTTTGCTGATCTGGTGTTTGATACCCGAAGCGAAGCAGAAAATGTTCTGTCTAATATGGATGAGCTGATGGATAGATATGGAGCAGTTGCAGTTGCCGACATGTATGATCTTGCTGGTGTGACCTGTAACTATACTGATTATAAATACGGTTGGACAAACATTTCATCTGCTCAGGTTGTGCATGGACGCGATGGTTATATTATCAAGATGCCAAGAGTAGTGCCTGTATAGATTAAGGAGGATTATGAGCTATTTAACAAATTTTGACCCGTTATTAGAAACTGAGTATAGCAAGAAGTTCGACGAGATTCGAAAAGGTCTTGTGCTTCAGAGCTATTACAAATATGGAAAAGCGTCAAGAAATTTTGTATCAGGTAATGTTGATGCAATTGGATCGCTGAAGAAATGTATTGAGAAGTTTGAGGAAACTGGAAACCTTGAGTATCTGGCGGACGCAGCTAATTACTGTATGTTCAGATATATGTTTCCTCAGGAAAAAGAATTTTTCAAACATGCTGATTCTGGTGAGTCCGCTGGAATTGTTGGTATGTCAGTAAAAGAAATTGAAGATTTTAAAAAGGAGAATTATTGATATGAAAAAATTAGCTATTGTAGAATCATTAACCAGAACCGCAAATAGAGTAGGTTTCAAATTACAGAAGCATAGTCCTGAGATTCTGGTTGTGGCAGGTATTGTTGGCGCTGTGACAAGTGCTGTTATGGCTTGTAAAGCAACTACTAAACTTTCTGAAATTACAGAAGAATCAAAGGCACATCTGGACGCTATTCATACTGCTATGGAGAATCCTGAATCCATGCCGGATGGCGATTATTCTGAAGATGACGGTAAAAAAGATTTGACTATTGTATACGTACAGACTGCAGGTAAGATTATCAAACTTTATGCGCCGTCTATTATTCTTGGAACTTTATCAATCGGGGCCATCCTTACATCCAACAATATGCTGAGAAAGAGAAACATGGCTCTGGCTACTGCATATGCAGCTGTTGACAAAAGCTTCAAAGAGTATCGTTCAAGAGTTGTAGAGAGATTTGGAGAAGAGCTGGACAGAGAACTCAAATACAACATCAGAAAAGAGCAGGTTGAAGAGACCATCGTTGATGAAAACGGAGAAGAGAAGACCGTTACAAAAGAAGTAGAAGTTGTTGATTCTTCTGCAATCAGCGACTTTGCAAGATTCTATGATGATGGTTGCCTTGGATGGACCAAAGATCCTGAGATGAATTTGATGTTTTTACGTCGTCAGCAGGATGCCGCTAATGATCGTCTTAAAGACAAAGGCTATCTGTTCTTAAATGAGGTTTATGAAATGCTCGGAATCCCGAGAAGTAAAGCAGGACAGTCTGTGGGTTGGATTTATGATAAAGATAATGTATATAAGATTGATTTCGGCATCTACGACACTCACAAAGAACCCAATAGAAATTTTGTAAATGGATACGAGAAAACAATCCTGCTCGATTTCAATGTTGATGGTGATATCTTGGATATGATGTGAATGACAGGACTCGATTCGATCGGGTCTGGAAACCATTATAGAGATATGTTTGATTATTGCTATTATTATGCGAATTAAAAGGAGAAAACCATGAAAGGATTATTTATATTTTTAGGCGGGGCTATCTTAGGCTCTGCCATCACATGGAGACTCATGAAAGATTATTACGATCCAGAGGATTATGAAGACGAATACGAGGAAGAAGAACCTATCAGTCCAGAAGAAATCCAGGATCAGATTATAACAGAAAACGGCTATACTCAGTATTCAAGTTCAGTAAAGCCGGAAGAAAAAAGAGAAGAGGAAGATGACATGGATAAACCATACGTTATTACACCGGAAGAATTTAGCGATAGTGATTATAATTCAGAAACTTTAACATATTGGGCGGACGGTGTTGTCACAGATACCGACGACGAACCTTTATCAGAAGATCAGATTGAAGAATTAATTGGAAAGGATTCTCTTACACATTTCGGAGAATATGAAGATGACTCCGTATTTGTGCGAAACGACGATCTTCGAACAGACTATGAAATTCTCGCTGATACAAGAGCATACGGAGATACACATTAATGAGTAAAGATGAGGTTATAAATCGATATTTTCAATGGTTGGTTGATATAGTCGATGTTAATGGTCGAGTGTCATATCGGAAATTGCTCATGTATTTACATCGGACACCGTTCATGCATGAATATAAAGATAGCAGTCGAGCATCTGATGGTGAGAATCTCAGATATCGGTTTTATAATGAGGTTCCAGGGATTACTCGGTCTAATCTTTTATATTTAAACGAACCATGCAGTGTGTTAGAAATGATGATTGCGTTAGCGGTGAGATGCGAAGAAACCATCATGGATGATCCGAAATACGGGAATCGGACAAAGCAATGGTTCTGGCAAATGTTGAACAGTCTTGGCTTAAATGGAATGAGCGACGATTGTTTCGATAGAGATAAATGCCAAATGATTATCGACAGATTTCTTGATCGCAAATATTCTCCGGACGGAAAAGGGGGACTCTTTACAATCCGGGGATGCGGCAAAGATTTACGGAAATACGATATCTGGACCCAGCTGTGCTGGTATTTGGACAGTATATCATAATAGAAAGGAACTAATAATATGGATTTCATGAAGATTTCGACGCGTAGTGTAAAACAGGGCGTTACTGAAATATTTCCCAAATTTATATTAAAGAAATCGTCGGATCTCATGATACGAGGTGGCGATTTTTATGCAGTATGGCGGGAAGATCTAGGTCTTTGGTCTACCGAAGAGCAGGATGTAATCGATATGGTGGACCGTGAGCTTTATAATTTCACAGAGGAACGTCGAAAAACGGCAACAGATAGTCTAGTCACCAAGTTTATGTGGGATTCAGATTCTGGTTCCATCGATTCATGGCATAAATATTGCCAGAAACGAATGAGGGATAATTTTCATCCACTCGATGAGAAAATTATATTTGGTGATACAGAGACGACCAAAACGGATTATGCCAGTAAAAAGCTCACTTATCCATTACGAGAATGTGAAATTTCTGGATATGAAAAACTTGTTTCAACTTTGTATACGCCAGAAGAAAGACATAAGATTGAATGGGCGATTGGTTCGATCATTGAGGGCGATTCCAAACATATTCAGAAATTCATGGTTCTGTATGGTTCGGCAGGTACAGGTAAATCAACCATTCTGAATATCATACAGAGATTATTTGAGGGTTACTATTCGGTATTCGATGCAAAGGCATTGGGTTCCAGTAGTAACTCTTTTGCGTTAGAGGCATTTAGAACTAATCCGATGGTCGCTATTCAGCATGACGGTGATTTATCACGAATTGAGGATAACACTCGATTAAACAGTTTAGTTTCACATGAGCTCATGACAGTGAACGAGAAATTTAAGGCTACATATGCGAACAAATTCAATGCTTTTCTGTTCATGGGTACTAATAAGCCAGTAAAGATCACAGACAGCAAATCAGGTTTGTTGAGACGACTTATCGCCGTTATGCCATCTGGGAAAAAACTAGATCAGAAAGACTACGATGATTGCATGGACAAGATTCCATTTGAGTTACCTGGGATTGCATATCATTGCCATCAGGTATATTTGGCAGACAAAAATGCCTATGACAACTATACCCCAACTCTGATGATGGGAGCGACCAATGATTTTTATAATTTCATGATCGATTCTTTCGGTGTGTTTAAAAAGAATGACGGTACGACTCTCAAAACGGCATGGGAAATGTATAAGACCTATTGCGATGAGACGAAGGTTCCATATCCATATTCTCAAAGAGCATTTAAGGAAGAATTGCGAAACTATTTCTGGCATTTTGAAGAAGGATTTGATGATGATGCTAAGGCTCGTAATTTATATTCTGGATTCAGACTGGATAAATTCGAAAGAGACATGAGAGGTGGGAAAAAAGATGAGGACATGGACGGGAAACGTACTATTGAATTTGTGGAGAATATACCTTCAGAATTCGACATCCTTGCAGGAGATTATCTGGCTCAATACGCCAATGAAAAAGAAACCCCCAACAAACCCTGGGATGCCGTTACCACGAAACTACAAGACCTTGACACTCATAAATTGCATTATGTCAAGGTTCCAGAGAACCATATAGTTATCGACTTTGATATTAAAGATGAAACTGGGAAGAAATCGTTTGAGAAGAATCTGGAAGCAGCAAGTAAATTTCCGCCAACTTATGCCGAATTGAGTAAAAGCGGAGCTGGCATACATCTTCATTATATTTATGATGGTGACCCAACTACATTAAATCGTCTTTACGACAAAGATATTGAAATTAAAGTATTTTCGGGAAAAAGTTCCCTTAGAAGAATGCTTACCTTATGCAACAATTTACTTATTGCACATATTAGCTCAGGACTACCCTTGAAAGAAGGAGGGAAAAAAGTGATAAATCTTGATGGGTTTAAAAACGAACAACACTTGCGCAGAATGATTAAAAAGAATCTGAACAAGGAAATTCACCCGAATACTAGATGTAGTGTTGATTTTATCAATAAACTACTAAATGATGCTTACGACAGCGGTCAGCATTATGATGTATCTGATATGAAAAATGCAGTTTATGCGTTTGCTACTCAGAGCACAAACCAGGCTCCGTATTGTATCAAGACGGTCAATAAAATGCCGTTCAAATCAGAGGATGCTAGCGTGGCGATTACTTCGGATGAGGATTCACCATTGATATTCGTCGACTGTGAGGTATTTCCAAACTTATTCCTTGTCAACTGGAAAGTTCAGGGTGAGGGAAATCCGATCGTAAGAATGATCAATCCTACTCCGCAGCAAATAGAGGAGCTTATCAAATTTAAGCTGGTAGGATTTAACTGTCGAAAATACGATAATCACATGCTTTATGCTTGCATGATGGGATACACTCCGGAACAGATATATAATCTGTCTCAGAAAATAGTAAACTCCGGCAAAGGTGAGAGTCGTAAGTATTTATTTGGTGAGGCATATAACATTTCTTACACTGATATTTATGATTTTGCATCTGCAGGTAACAAAAAGAGTTTGAAAAAACTTGAGATCGAAATGGGTATTCACCACCAGGAGCTTGGACTTCCGTGGGATAAGCCGGTTCCTAAAGAATTATGGCAGAAAGTGGCAGAATATTGTGATAACGACGTTCTCGCAACTGAGGCGGCATGGAATTATCTGCAGTCCGACTGGTTGGCAAGAGAGATTCTTGCTGATCTGGCAGGATTGACAGTCAACGACACGACTAACACATTAACAACCCGATTTATATTTGGTAACAACCGAAATCCGCAGAATGAATTTCATTATCGTAATTTAGCAGAGCCAGTATTTGAAATGGACGAAGAGACTCATGACTTCCTGGAAGAAGCGTGTCCAGAAATGATGTCTCAGACTCATGGAGAAGCTGGCTCTCTTTTACCTTATTTTCCAGGATATAAATATGAGAATGGTGTTTCTACATATCGTGGAGAAGAAGTAGGCGAGGGTGGTTATGTATATGCTGAACCAGGTATGTACGGCAATGTTGCACTTCTTGACATCGCTTCGATGCATCCACATAGCACAATTGCAGAGTGCTTGTTTGGCGTCAGATATACAAAGGCATATCGTGATATTGTTGAGGGTCGTGTAAGCATTAAGCATGAGGCTTGGGACGAAGTTGATAAGATGCTGGATGGCAAACTCAATCCTTACGTTCAAAGGGTTAAGGACGGTGAGTTGACATCTAAGAATCTGGCTAACGCACTTAAAACTGCTATCAATTCAGTTTATGGCCTTACTTCGGCTACATTCTCTAACCCATTCCATGATGCCAGAAATAAAGATAACATCGTTGCTAAGCGTGGTGCTTTATTCATGGTTGATCTTAAACATGAGGTTCAGAAACGTGGGTTCACAGTTGCTCATATTAAAACTGACTCTATTAAGATCCCGGATGCGACACCAGAAATTATCAAATTTGTTATGGACTTTGGTAAGAAATATGGTTATACATTCGAGCATGAGGCTACATACGACAGAATGTGTCTGGTAAACAACGCTGTTTATATTGCTAAGTACAAAGATCCAGAGGGTTGCGAAGCTCTGTATGGATACGCGCCAGGAGATAATAAGAAGCATAAAAATGATCCATGGACCGCTACAGGTAAGCAATTTGCAGTGCCATATGTATTTAAAACTTGCTTCAGCAAAGAACCGGTTGGAATCAATGATATGAGAGAGGTATTTTCAGTCAAGTCTGCTTTATATTTGGATATGAATGAGAAATTATCGGACGTATCTGAGTATGAGAAGAAACTGGAGAAGCTTGAATCTGACTACAAGAAAGGAAAAATTTCAGATACCACTTTCGAGCCGGAAGCTGAGGCGTTACAAGAACAGATTGCCAGCGGTCATGATTATAAATTTGTCGGAAAGGTCGGTGAGTTCTGTCCGATCAAACCAGGTAAAGGTGGTGGTATTCTTGTAAGAGAGCAGAAGGGTAAATTCTATGCTGCTACAGGAACTACTGGATACCGTTGGCTTGAGTCAGAGCAGTTCTTGAAGAAGTCTGAAAACGATGTTGAAATTATTGATCCTGAAACCGGAGAAAAGAAATCTGTAGCCGGAGCAGAATTGATCAACGGAAATGAGGATATTATAGATCGTTCTTATTACGATAATCTGGTTAATAATGCAATTGATGCTATATCAAAGTATGGGGATTATGAGTGGTTTATTTCTGATGATCCTTATATCCCAAAAGAAAAACCATTACCAGATTTCATGAATATTCCGGATGATGTCGACGAAGAAGAACTTCCATTCGCGTAAGAAACAGCTCCTATAATGAGAAAATATTAAGGAGGTATGTTTTTATGAAACATGATGCAACAGTATTATTTGATAAGGATAATATTTTTTGGACAAACCGTCGATATGTTAATGAGCTGATGGTTAGAAGTGCTGAAGAACGTCTGAATCTTCTGCTACAATTTGATGGCGAGGTACGCTTAAACAAAGCTTTAATTATGTTAGGTTTTCCTGTCACAAAAGCAAGCGGAATATTGGGATGGAAAAAGGACATTTCACCCGTAATCGAATTTAATATTACTATGTCTGAAGATAAAAATGATCCAGATATCATAATACAGTTTGAGGGACTTGCCGAATTATATTAAAAGCAATTAGACTCAGCGTTAAATACGTTGGGTCTTTTGTTTTATACATCTTTTCAATTTATTTTCCAAGAAAGAGAGGGATCTATATGGATAAGAATTATGAATTATTTGTAGAACAACTTAAAAACGGTATTCACGGAGCTATTGGAATCCCGATTGAAAACATGTCTTTTGTAAAAGAGGGAGAAAAATTTGCCGAAATGGGCGATAGACTTCTGGTCAAAGTTGTGAATCATGGAGATGCCTGGGAAGTATGCGGATTGTATACCAAAGAACTCTTTAAAGCTTATCGGGAAGGATATACGCTTGCAGAAGTTTTGGAAGAAGTTCTCGGTGATATTCGGAGGCTCAGAGAAGCGGATATTTACAATAAAACGAAAGAATTACGAAATTACGACACGGCAAAAGATCGGCTGTTTGTACGTTTGCTTAATTGCAATAAACACACTGGCGATTTACAGGATGCTATTTATAAAACAGTCGGTGATATTGCGCTTGTTGTTTACGCACAGATTTCGGCAGAAGAGAATTATGTAACCAGCACGAAAGTTCGTAAAGCGATGCTTGACCGATGGGCGAAAGAACATCCACTTCTGAATGAGAATGTCATATTAAACAACGCACTTGATAATACATACAAAATGACGCCGCCGAGAATCTACAGATGGAAAGAAATGATATTCAATCGGGAGTACGCCGGAGATAGTTTCATGGAGTCGTGTAGTGAGGATGTCGTTTCAAAGGACGCTATGGGTAATTGTCTGAGTACGACTATCAAAACGAATGGAGCAGTTGTAGTATTTTTACCGGGAGTGGCGAAACGTTTAGCCGATTTACTCGACTCAGACTTTTATATGGTGTTTACCAGTATTCATGAGGTTATGGTACATAATGCTGAAAAAGTTGACCCAGAAGATTTGAAGTGTGTTCTAGCGGACACTATTAAGGAAGCAACGCCGGAAGATGATTACTTAACATCAAGAATTTATAAATACGATAGAAAGACACATAGATTCACTTGTGTGTTGGACTGAAAACAGGCCTGGCAGAAATGCTGGGCTTTATATTTTGAAGATTAAAGGAGATTAAAACAATTATGGAACTTACATTTGCACCAAGAGATATTTTACAGGTTAACGACGCAAAAATTATTTACAGAAACTTCAGAGGAGAGGGCAGTAAATACAATCGCGAGGGAGATCGCAACTTCGCTATGATTATTCCGAATCAGGAACTGGCAGACGAACTTATTGCACATGGTTGGAACGTGAAGATTAAAGCGCCTAGAGAAGAGGGGGAAGATCCTTTCATGTATCTGCCGATTAAAGTGAAGTTTAATGATCGTGGACCACATATTTATCTCATGACAGGCGACCGCACTAACCGACTGGAGGAAGATATGGTGCCAATGCTGGATGACATTGATATTTGTTCAGTGAATTTGGATATCAGACCATATGACTGGGAAGTTAATGGCAAAACTGGAAGAACTGCTTATCTGCAGGCGATGAAAGTTATTCAGGAAATTGATAGATTTGCTGCAGAAATGGCAGAAGAAGAATTTCCGGAGGAATAAAGCATGAGCCTCGATATCAGATATGTAACGAATGGTATTAAAACAATTTACAGAGTTATCGACGGTTCTGCCGACAGCTTCAATGTATATACGAGACGCGATGATATTCCTAAGAGCATTCGTCATTATGCACCTGAAGGAGATCCGGTTTTTGTAGGACCTGACATGGCTTTTATATTTGGAGTTAGAGATATTTTATATCCGAATTTTCCAAATTGTAGTCATCCTCAATACTCTGGTAAACGTTGTATTGCCGAAAGTTGTAAGTATGCAATAGGCGAAGATTGGACTAAGTGTCCGTACTTTAATAAATTATAGCAGGAGGAATATGAGATTATGAATTTTGGACAGGCGCTCGAAAAAGTAAAAAATGGAGAAAAGATTTTCCGTCATGGATGGAATGGTAAAGGAATGTTTGTAGTGTATCAGAAGGGATATCCCGACGGCATTCCATGCAACATGCAGACGGCTAAAGCTTGGGGTCTCAACGAAGGAGATCTGTTTAAATGTGAACCATATCTGCAGATTAAAATGGTAAACGGTAGTCATGCCATGTGGGTACCGAGTATTAATGATATTCTTGCCGAGGACTGGGAGTACATTCATTAATTGATATTTGGGGAAATCCGTCGAGTAATATACGAGGGCGCCGGACATGGATAGTAATAGTGAGCATAAGGGATGAGACTATCTAATTTGCTAGAGGAGGATAAATAAATGAAACTCTACATTGATGATTTTGTTGAGGATCTTAATTATAGAAAAGTAATTCTATACATTGGAAATGTTGATTCAGATAGTTTGCGTTCAAAAATGACAGCTGACAATACAAGCCATATGAATCGCTTTGATGGTGTTTTGCATAACAAATTAATGTTCGTTGAAAATTGTGATTTGCAGGATGTTGATACGGACCATGGCGATGAGTTTGGTAATAGCTTGTTGTATCTTATCGAAGATGGGTACGTTATTTACACACTTCAGTACGAAGCGGAATCTGGGCGATATTTTGTGGAGACAAATCTATGAAGAAACGACAGGAGTTTCTTTGGATTATCATAAATTTGCTTATGACGATTATGTGCGTTGTATCTCCAGAATTATCTGGTGATCAATTAGACGGATTATTAGGCGGTATTTTTTGGAGTTTGGGGGCTTGGTATTTTGCAGGACTTCTTGACTTAGTATTGTTTAAACGAAAGGAATAAACTCATGAACAACACGACAAAAATTATTATTGCGGGGATCACGGGGTATACCACATATAGAATTGCAAAGGAATTCAGCAATGCTTTTATTGCTGTAAAGGCTATTAACTGCGGAATGATGCTGGAGGGGAATAAAATTGAAAAGAAAGCTTGCTGATATTTTTAAGAAATTATTTGAGAGGCATTCACCACATGAAATGCTTTATAAGAATCCATATGAAAAGAGGTAAGAACTACGAATACACAAAAAATTAAAATTAAATTAGGAGATAGACCGGCGACATTATTGTGTTCGATATTCGATTTACTACTTGGTGGTCGGTATATCAATCGTAATAGAAAAGATATCTGGGCATTCATGCTTACATATACTGATAAAGTGTATGCCATGATTCGCAAAAAATATAATATATCTGACGAATCGATTATAAAAGTCTTTGCTGGTCATGTCCTTGCAACTAACTATGAACGATGACGGATTTCTTACGTAATTATCAAATGGCAGCCGTGAATAAAATGAAAAACGGTTGTATTCTCAATGGAGGGACTGGTTCTGGTAAATCTAGGACCGGTCTCTATTATTATTTCAGAGAAAATGGCGGTAGTTTCCTTAATCAGGAATTTGTTCCGATGAAGAATCCTCAGGACCTGTATATCCTTACAACGGCGATGAAACGTGATTCTCATGAATGGGATTTTGAGTTGGCTAATTATCGAATGTCAACTCATCCTGAGAAGAATGAGCTTTATCCAGGACAGACCGTAGTAATTGACTCCTGGAATAATATTAAAAAATATGCCGATGTGAAAGGCGCATTTTTTATATTTGACGAAGATCGAGTCACTGGGTCTGGGGCATGGGTAAAAGCTTTCCAGAAAATTGCCAAGAATAATAGCTGGATTATATTATCAGCAACACCTGGCGATTGTTGGTCAGATTATATTCCAGTATTTGTGGCAAATGGCTTCTATAAAAATAAAACGGAATTTTGCAGAGAGCATGTTGTATATTCACGATTCACTAAATATCCGCAGATTGACCGCTATTTAAATACTGGCAGACTGGTTAGATTGAGAAACCGAATACTAATTGATATGGACTTCCAGAGACATACAGTTCAGCATCACATAGATGTTAATGTTACATATGATATTCCGAAATATAAAGATGTCATTCGGAATCGCTGGGACCCATTTAAGAACGAGCCTATTCAACAGGCTTCTGGTCTCTGCTATGTTCTTAGAAGAATTGTAAATACGGACGAATCTCGTGTGGTAGCCCTTATGGAAATCCTAGAAAAAGTTCCAAGGGCTATTATATTTTACAATTTTGACTATGAACGAGAGATGTTATTGCATTTATTCTGGGATGATTACGGATTTGAACCTAATAAATTTATTGGCTATGAGGTAGCCGAATGGTCTGGGCATGCTCATCAGCCAGTGCCCGATACAGACAGATGGATATATTTGGTTCAGTATACCGCGGGTTGCGAGGGATGGAACTGTATCAAGACTGACACTATTATATTTTTCTCTCAGAATTACAGCTACAAAGTTACTGAGCAGGCGTGCGGACGAATAGATCGACTGAATACCCCGTATCACGATTTATATTATTACCATCTCAAGAGCAGATCCGGAATTGATATGGCAATAACTAAAGCGTTAAATAGGAAGAAAAAATTCAATGAAAGGAAGTTTGCTGGATGGGATTAAATAAGGAAAAACCAGATATTGTTGAATATATTGAAAAAGTTTGGGCGTGGAATCTATTAGATTGTCAGAAAGAATTTATTCGAAAGACATACGATTCCTTAATCAACAACGAGCAACTATGCTGTATTCCACCTAGGGATAGTTCAAAATTTAATCTTGAATTACTACGAGCGATTGTTGTGATTATATTAGGAAAAGAAAGAGGACTGATAAAATGATTGACAACTCGGATGCTGTAAATTTTGGAATACCTAAAATTAAAAATGGGTCTCAAATTACAATTGGGAGAACGAAAGGTTTAAGTACGACCGTAGATCACCATTTTAATTGGTTTCAGAAGAAAATGATTAAATGGTGTTTTGGTTTTGTCGTGGAGGATTACGATGAAAAATAGCGCGAAAATTACAACTCCTTTAGTAGAAAAGGAGGAGAAAACCGTGACAGATTATGAATATTTATTTAGTATGAATTTACAGACAAAACTGAAAGAGAGAATTCAGGGGGGTATATTTGTAAAGGTCGATAAAGATGATACCTTGATTGTTGAGATCACAAGACGTGATAGAAATAATTTTGAGATGTCATTTACAGACTTTTCAAATAGAATGCTGAATGGATTTTCTACGGATTATGCAGCTTATGAAGTAGTGAAGAAATATCAGAAATTTGTTATGAAACAATTTTTCAAGTAAGGCATTAGACTCAGCGTTAAATACGTTGGGTCTTTTGTTTTTACCAGAAAGGAGAAAACCTAAAATGAAATCAGAAGAAATTCAAAAAATCGTAGATGCTTTAAAGAAAAAACTTGAAAGTATGGTATGGGGACAAGTTTTCATTAATATGGAAGATTTCGGGCCATCAATTGTAATCGACATATATTCATATAGAACTATAAATGTTGAAAAGTTTAAATATGTCATAAGTCTGATTGATCTTAACCTTGCATGTAATTGTCTTGGTCCAGACACATATATCGATCTTATTTCTAAAAGAATCGTTGACGAGTATAAGAACGCTATGCTGAAACTGTTTATTAAGGATGAAAACTAGCAGGAGGTGTTTTCATGTGAATTATCATAATATAACAACTGATGATATGCGGAATGGAGATGGACTTAGAACGGTTCTCTGGGTTGCCGGGTGCGATCATCATTGTGTTGGGTGTCAAAACCCTATTACTTGGAGTCCGGTCGGAGGTGTTCCGTTTGGATATGCTGCAGAAGCTGAACTTTATCAGGATTTATATCAACCGCATATCAGTGGTGTGACATTTTCCGGGGGAGATCCATTGCTACCAGAAAATCGAGCTACTATATTTCATTTAGCTAAATATATCAAACAGTATATTCCGGGGAAGACTGTCTGGATTTATACCGGATATTTATGGGAAGAGATTAAGGACCTGCCGGGATTAAGACGGGTTGATGTTTTGGTAGATGGAGAGTTTAAACAGAAATTAGCAGACGTTAAATATCACTGGGCCGGCAGTACAAACCAGAGAGTAATTGACGTTCCGAGGAGCCTTGCTGAGGGACGAGTTATTTTAAAGGAGGATTAAGATGCGACAATTTTATATTATTCTTACTATAATTAACATTTTATGCCTGATACAAAACGTAATTAATAAAAGATTAGACGTTATGATATTCAATATAATTGCCATCATATGTTGTATGGCTACAGCACTGAAGTAGGAGGATTAAGATGGTAGACAGTTTAATCATCAGTATTGATACATCAAACAGCAAAGATAATACTGTACTGATTGTTGGAAGAAAGGCTGTTGGACAGCGGGTTGAAATTGTAAATGCGTTTCGGGGAGAAGAGGCGCTAGATTTGTACAACCGTTTGACTACGGTTAAGAAAGGAAAAGTGTCATGAGAGAATCTATCGGCTATATGTTATTATACACTGCTCTTGCTGCAGGAATAACGGTTTTATTTGGCCATGATTTAACATGGTATGAGAAATTTGCCACTATATTGGGATTTATCATATTTTTAGGTTTGGTTATAGCTGGTATATATTTTATAGCAGGGTAGGCATGTAGAATGGAGTATTTATATAAGGAAGTTAATTTTCACGAGTATTGTCCGAAATGCAAATATGCCAAGGTGGATGACATCAAAGATCCGTGCAATATGTGCCTTAGCATTCCGATGAACGAACATTCATCAAAACCGGTAAATTATATTCCGGAAAAGATAAAAAGAATTAAACATTATTGAAAAAAAAAAAACAGGAGGAAACCACACATGGCAACAAGAGATTTACACGATCAGAAGATACTTAGAGCACTGGAGGGAATTGAGAAGCAGCTTTCAGCTCAGAATAGAATTTTGAATTCTCCAAATGAGCAACCACATCCGGTAGGAGTTATTAAAGGTTCTTTCGGTGACTTTGCTAAAGTAATTTTACCAGTTTTCACTAATCCAGACGGTACTAAGACGCCGCTTATTCCATCAGAATATATTGATTACTATGTTCATTACGTAACTAATGACGGTAAAGATGCTTCTACAGTTGTTGATGGTAAGAATTTAACAAAAAACGAAAATGCATTCTTTCTTCAGATGGCTAAAGAAATTTTATTTTGTTATGAGGAGGGCAAGGACAAATGAGTCATATAGGTGTAGGCGGAAATCTTACTCAGCCAAACAAGCAATGTCTATCTTGCAAATATTGGGAGCCAGCTAGTAAATCTTATTTAGGATTTTCTATAGGCGGTGGCTGTAAATCTGGATACTGTAAAAAGCGGAGTAGAAAGAAATGATCAAAGTAATTAAACCAGGATATAGAAAAGAAGTCGAGTGCCTTAAATGTGGTGCTCTTTTAAGTTATGACGAAAACGAGGATGTACAGAAAGAAACATCTAAAACTACGGTGTTGTCTTCTTGTGGAAGAGGTTCTATTGCGCATTCTGAAAAATACATTATATGTCCTCAATGCAAAAATAAAATTGTGCTGAATTCCGGTGAAATTATTGCGAGAGGAGAGATGATTAAATGATTAAGTTAATAATTGTTTTAGCTGTCATATATATTCTGGTGTTAACATTAAGAATCTTTGTATCAGACTACGATAAATGCTATTCGGAAATGGAAGATGCTGGGATTGCAGCTTTTGATTGTTGCAGAGGATTAACTGGTGGAAATCGGTGCACTGGCTATTTGCAGGAGTCTTGTGTTGAGTGTCCATATTTAGTGTTGCCAGATAAGAAATGATTGGAGGAAAAATAAAATAAAATGAAACCAACAAGACCTAATAGCGAGTTTGACGTTTGGACACGTACTTCATTAGATTGGCCGATAGCAAGAGGTCAGGGATTAAAAAATGCAGTTGTGCTACAGAAGGAACCTATATCAGGAATTGAAGAAGATTTATGTCTAGTTGAATTCATAAGAGATGGCGGTGCAAAAATAAATGATGGAGGATTCATCGAAGAGCTTGCCGAAAGAAAAATCAGTCTTAATGACTTCTTTGAGTTATTGGATATCTGGGAGTCGATGAAATATGAGCAGAAAGAAGCTGTTATGAGAAAACTTATAGCGGAGGAGAAAAATAATGATTAAAGTAAAAGATGTTTTATCACTTGTAGTAAATGACATTAGTTTAGTAGACCCTAATGGTGAAGATATTTTGTTATTAACAGGATCAGAGAAATTAGAGTTATTATCCGATACGATGCTTAATTCAACTGTTGAGCAAATATGGATTGATGATTGCATGGATGAAACTATTATAGTGCAGATACGAACGGAGGAGAAAAACGATGAGCATTAAAATAGATAATGTAGTTCTGGCGAGCCCAGAGCAGATGGAGTTTATTATTCAAGGTATGAGAAATCCTATGAATTCTTGGGAGAAGAGTGATAGTGGCAGATGTAATCCAATAGATAAATGCTACTATACGTGTAACAAAGTTGGATGCACGGATGTTGAGCATTTTCACCTTGGGGAAAGTGACCTCAATTTAATGCAGTGTCTCTCTAATGCGGGTACAGAGCATCGGAAGTATATGAGAATGATGCCGGTTTATGTGAGGATTACTGCTCCTTTATATTGGTGGAAGGAAATGGATACCTACATGGTCGGCAGGGTTCAAAACTCCTGTAGTACGATGCACAAAATTCACGCAAAGGAGTTTACACTAGAGGATTTCAGTTGTGAACATATTTGCATAAGACAGTCGATGGATGTATTGAAAGACACTATTGATGCATTAAATGTATTCAGAAATGTTTATCTGAACGGTGGTAATTTACGTTATGAAAACGGCAACATAAAATGCTTTGGTAAAAAAGATAAAGAAATCTGGTGGCAGATGATTCAGCTTCTTCCGAGCAGCTATAACCAGACTCGTAACGTTATGCTGAACTATGAGGTGCTGGCTAATATTTACAGACAGCGGAAGAATCATAAGCTGGATGAGTGGCGAGAGTTTTGCAGGCGGATTGAGTATTTACCGTATTCAGAGTTGATTACTGGCGGAGAAGAACGTAAGTTGTATTCAGATACTCAGATCTTCGCTGAAGCTGGACAGGAGTTGGTAAGAGGATTGAGAGCTGGAATTGGGATAATTGACGAAAATGATACACGGTGTGATAAATGTGAAAATTTTCGTGGCTGCTTGAACAATGGTGGTCTTGCTGATGTCACAACCGGTGATGATGTCGTGAAAAATGGTTTTAAAGGACAACATTATATTAACAAGCCGGGATACGATTGTCCAAAGGAGGGAAAATGAATGATGTTTACGGTGAGATTCTGGTTAATAGTATTTATATTTATTGATTTATTATTAGCATGGTGGTATGCGAAATGTCGTGACATCTGTAAAGTCATTATATTCTGTACAGTCGCTTTAGGTGATATGATGAGCCTTTATATGTAAGGAGGAATCAAAAATGAAATTTAAAGATTTATTAGACAAAGTAAGAAGCAAACAGGAAATTAATATCTATGTTGGTAGTCTTTTCATTTGCACAATGACTGCGGCATTAGCTGGTACATACTTATCTCCTACACTGATATGCGCGGAGATTTTTGCCTTAGAACCAAACCCGTCATCTCCGGATGTGTTTGACGTATATCTTGACGTCTCTAGAAATGATAAATCGTCGCGTAAGGAACAGTTCCTATAATGAGAAAATATTAAGGAGGAATTCATCTTATGCGAACAATTAAAAATATTTTATCAGGAATAATTATATTTATTTTTGGATTAGAAGTTGGAGGCTTTGGTATGTGGTATATGACCATGAAAGCCATCCGAGAACCAAGGAAATATTCTGATGAACATTTAAAAAGATGAGAAGCAATAAGACATTAGACTCAGCGTTAAATACGTTGAGTCTTTTGTTTTTATTTAAAACATTATAATAGGAAGGAAAATTTCAAAATGAAGAAAAAACTCAAAATTATGTTACTCGTAACTTTATGTATTTGTCTTATTGGTGGAGCTACTGGGTGCGCTTTGCTTGATGACACTATTAATGACATCAAAGGTGATTTGGTTGGTAATGGCTATACGATTCGTACGTATGATAACTATGGCAATAAGGTCATGACGACTGTCGGCGATAAGATCAACGTTCAGGGCAATCCTGTAGAGACATCTTCTTATAGTAGTGACGGATCAGTTGTAACAGGTTATGAAATGTCTTCTGTAATTACTATTAACATTGACGGTAAAGAAATTCAGAGTTGTGGTGATACCTGTATATTTGAGCAAGACGGGTTACAGCCAGATGTGAATTTTGTACAGACTGATATTTATAGTCATTCCACCGGTAAAATTACTGATAACACATACGTAGCTGGAATTGTGAATACATACAAAAATTATTTTGGTAAGTCACGAGTAGTAGTTATTAAGTCTCAGTTGGGGCAGCCTATCGTGGCATATTCTGGAGACGAAGTGTATTGGAAAATTCCTAAGAAGTTACCGAAGATGACCAAATTGATGATCGATGGAAAAGCTCTGTACATTCATAGAGCTAACTTCCAGATCATTGATATACCATTGTTAAATTGAGGAGATTTGAAATGAGAGGTAAATCACCAGATCCGGGACGGTCAGTTAAAGCAATTAAGAGAGACAAACAAAGACGTTATGCCGGTTTGGAATACTACGGGAAGACCGCCGATATGAGCTGGTTCCGAAGAAAACCGTACGATATTAAGCAGAATAGAAAAGGAGATGACTATCATGGAACATCTTATAAGCAAAATAGCTGATATTTCTAAACGAGAAAACTGTTCTATATTTTTAGGCATTACTCCAGATAACAAAATTATTATTTCGGTTCTTGTTAAAAGACGTATTATGCGAAAAGTTGATGCCGACCAGTCTGAAGAGTGTATTTTGAACATTATTATGGAAGCGATTAAAACATCTGAGAGAGGAGTAACGTTATGACAGGAAATGAATATCAGGAATTAGCAGCTAGAACTATTAATACAGATTTATATGCTGAAGAGTGGGGAAATGCACGCACTTCATGGTATGGTCGGAGAAATTGGAGAGATTCATTCTATTTATCAGAAAATGTATCAGGGACATGCTGCCGACGATGAGCATATTAAGAAAGAATTGGGAGATTTACTTTGGTTCATTGCTGAGTATTGTTTCGCTAAAGAGTGGAATCTGGATGATATTATGCAGATGAATATTAACAAGCTTAAAGAAAGATATCCAGATGGATTTAAAGTAGAGCAGTCATTACATAGAAAGGTAGGTGATATTTAATGAGCAAACAAATGACGGTTGATCAGTTATTAGAAAAACTCAGTAGTATTTCTCGAAGTGGTCATGGCGACATGCCTATAGTTTTAGGTGAAAAATATCCATTGTTAGATGACGCTATAGGGGTTTGTTTTTACGAACACAAACTGCAGATTAGAAACACATATTATGACAAGAAGTTGGCGGAAGCATTGAGAAAAGCATCTGAGAATATGGAACGTGTATATAGGACGTATTTAGATGATTGTTATAAAGCCGGTATGGAGATGGAGGAAGACACTCAATGACGATTTTAATCTATACAGATCGAGGTAAAGACTTATACGATACATTCGATTACCTGATAAGAGGAATTCAAGAATATATTGATGAGCAGAAATGGAAAGTAAACTATTCTCATAGTCGTATTTCAATTAAATCAAAAAATTGATTCAAAGGAATTACTCATAGTTAGCAGATGTGCAGATCCGAATAAGGTTAGAGGGTTAAATCCGGACTATTTCTATAGCACTTCACCACAAGTCGAAGAATATTTGAAAGCTCGCGGAAGCGCCACTTTATATCGAATTGCCTTTGTTAAAGCTGTAGTATTGAATTTTATGAAGGAGGAATAACTTATGTTAATTTTAATTCATAGATCGTCAACCGATGATATGCGTCTGACAATTAGAAATTTAGGAACTGAACTGGTAGGACGATATGATACCGGTGTTCGTTACACTGACCGAGCTATCCACATCGATACAAATCTTACATACAAACATATTGATATTTTTGGACGATGCGGTAATCCGGTTCGATGTGAAGGATTGAAACCAGATTTTTGGTATTCAGATAGAAGAGACTTGGATCGGTGGTTCAAATCTCTGGGTAAAGAGGTAAACGGCATCAGACTGGATCACACGCAGGATGTTTTAAAAATTGTTGATATTCTTGTGAAAGATGGGGTGAAGAAATGCTGCTTATAGTATGTTTGGGTGCATATCTTTTCATTGGACTGATAATGACTATGCTTGCGTTAAAAGATAAGCGGATTGCTGATGATGTAAGCCGTCGTTCTTTTATTGGTCAGGTAACTGTGCTGTTGGTGTTTACTATAATATCACCCATTGTATTTATGTTGACTTTTTGTAAAATTTTAAAGGATATGCTGAGGTAGTGTTATGTCAAAAAGAGCTGAAATGAGAAGACTTCAACGGGAAGAAAAGAAAGCCAATACTGCCACATATAATCTCACACAGGCTCAGCTGGATGCTATTATCAGTGAGAAAATTGGTAATAAGATTGCTGAGACCAAGAAAGAGATTTACGAAGAAACTGTAAATACTGTTTTGGCGTTGGTGCTCACATTGCCGCTTGAGGTATTGATGGACCATTATTGGCAGAAGAGTTATAGACAGCGATTGCCGGGATTTGTAGATAAGGTTCTGGAGTATTATGGAAAGTGGCAGGACGGAGAGATTAATATAGAAGACCTCAAGAAAGACTTATGGGAGTTTGGTGGAATAAGACTTGAGGGAGCTACTATTGAGGAGGAGGGCATGAATGGAAAATGATATTCGCAGAAACGGGTCTGGATATGTGGACCCGACTGCATATAAAGCAATTAGAAATGCGACGAAAGAAGAGCGTAAAAGAGAGGTTGATCCGGAACAGAGATTCAATGACTTTCTTACAGCTATCTTTGCTATTTGTGATTTGTCGGATTTTCACATTGAAGAACGTATCGTTGTAAAAGATAAAAGAACTGGAAAAATTTGGAGGTGAACGGATATGATATTTGTGGTTAAATCTGGAATAAAAAGAGATAGATTTGATACTATAGGTCTTCGTGACAAACTTTATAAGGATTTGAATCAGGAAGGAAAACATCAGGTCGTTATGTTGCCAGATGATTGTACGTATGATGTTATTAATGATTATAGCAGTAAGGATGTAAAGGTCATCATCAAAGAGATTGAGAAAGGATGATTTGGAGTTGGGTGAAAAGAAACGTGGACGACACTCTGATAATCCCAAAAATCATTCTTATATGATGCGATTATCGGCAGGTGATATAAACAATTTGATTTTTATTCAGAACATTACAGGTAAATCTAAAGCTGATATTTTCAGGGATGGACTCAAAAATGAGTATGACAAAGCCATGAAAAAGTATCTATCAGAGTATTAATGTATATACAAAATTCAGTGTAGGTATTCCTAAGGGAATAGTTACGAATATAGGGTATTCCTATTGGACTATTTATGTATATACAAAATTCGAGAAAACTGGGGTGAAAATAGGTCAAAAAGCCTTAAAATTACCTGTTTTGGACTAAAAAATAAATTTTGTATATACAAATAAGCCATTTTTATATATCAGGGGAATACTACCCTATTATTAATATGATAAAAATTTAATAATATATAAAAGAATTAAATGCAGGTATTCCCCTAGGAATATTTTAGATCGGAGGCACAAACATGGAGATAATTAGCGAAACAGAAGCCATCGAAATTTTTAGTGACAATCTTCGTGATATTATGGAAGACGCTCGGATTAATCAGAGTGAGCTAGCCAGGGAGTCTCGATTGACCCAATGCACGATAAGTAAGTATTTGAATAAACAACGAATGCCAAGCATGAAAGCTATTATGAATTTGTGCTATGCGTTGAATTGTAGTTATCAGGATTTGTTACCAGATTATTATTTAGTGAGATAATTCGCTCAAATTACATTGCCTATTATGGAACCATAAGGTTTACATTTATATTTTAGGAGGAAACATAAACATGAAGAAAGTAAAAGATTTTATCAAGGAGCACAAATGGACAATCATTGGCGGAACTGTTGGCGGAGCTTTATGCGGTTTGGGCTGTTATGCTGGTTATAGCTATTGCTTTAGACATGAATTGGTTTTAGATGATGGAATTGCGAAAAATGTAATCGTCGATGCCATTAAGCGATATACCTATTATACTAAAGTCTATGGTAGAGCTATGGAACCAGATAACGGATATAAACCAACTGAACTCGGACAGCTTGGCAAAGATATGATAAAAGTTGGAGTTCCTGCCGATAAGGTATTTACTCACTTTATTGCTATAGGTAGTCCAGACAAAAAATAAAACTTTATATTCTAAGAACAGGGCGCTAAATTTACAGGCGCTCTTTCTTTTGGCTTGAAAGGAGTAATGATGAGCGATTTCGATACGAAGCGCGATGGAGTTAGATGTGAGATTATTGAGACTGGTGAGGTATTTAATTCTCTTCAGGCGTGTGCCGACAGGCTTGGTGTGAGTGCACGTTGGCTTAATAGAGTGAGTCAAGGCAAAGGCGTGTACTCCGTACATGGATACCATATTAAGAGATCTGACCTTAAGCCATCTGTTAAACGTGGTGGACGACCTGGCGTGAGAGTACGATGTCTTGAGACCGGAGAAGTATTTAACTCCATCACAAGTTGTGCCGAAGCTATTGGCGGATCACCTAGCAAAATTCATGAGGCTATGCATGGCAACAATTATAGACATAGTCATCGTGGTTTGCACTTTGAACAGTATAAAAAATAGACCTGGGAAAAAAACATGTAGAGCGAAAATTACATGGACTTTAATAGGGAGAGATAGCATAACCGTCATTTTGGTAGTTACGTTATCTTTTATTTTTTGGACTCTTAGCTCAGTCCGGTTAGAGCAACCGCCTCATAAGCGGTATATCCTCGGTTCAAATCCGAGAGAGTCCATCTCATGAAAGGAGAAACCATGAGAGAGAACCAATATCAAGCAGGATTAAAGAAACGTTTGAAAGCCATGTTTCCAGGATGCATGATAACCAAACTTGATTCGAGCGATACTCAGGGTATTCCGGATTTGCTTATTTTATATAAAGATAAGTGGGCTGCCCTTGAGGTGAAGAAAAGTGCGACAGCATCACATCGACCGAATCAGGATTATTATGTGTCTAAAATGAACGACATGTCATTTTCGCGGTTCATATACCCAGAGAACGAGGAGGAAGTTTTAGATGAACTTTATAAAACATTCGAATCTTAGCGGACATGCTCCGTTCAGCCCATCGCAACCAGCGTGGCTGAGATATGATGACAACAAAGCTATCAGATATTTGATTGCTAAACAGGCATCCGAAAGAGGTACACGACTTCATGCGTGGGCTAAAGAAACAATTGATATGAAAATCAAACAGCCTCGGTCCAAGAAAACTTTGTATGCATATGTAAATGATGCAATTGGTTTTAGAATGGATACCGAGGTTATTTTATATTATTCTCCAAACTTTTGGGGAACTGCAGATTCTATCTGTTTCAGGAACAATCTGTTAAGAATCCATGATCTTAAAACTGGAACAGGTCCAGTACATGAAGAACAGGTTCTTGTGTATGCAGCATTATTCTGCTTGGAATATAAAATTCGTCCAGGTGACATAGAGATTGAATGCCGTATTTATCAGAACGACGACATCCGTGTGATTCGTCCGACTGCGGAAGATATTGTTCCAATTATGGATAAAATTATACATCTTGACGAAATCATTAATCAGTCAGTTGAGGAGGGTTAATGCTATGAATCCAATAGCAGAAGAAATTGAATCATACATTGGATCGGCTTCAATGTCTGGTAAAGACTTTCTTGAACATTATGGAATTAAGAGACGTTCTGGACGTTATCCGTGGGGATCAGGTAAAGAACCATATCAGTCTGGTAGAGACTTTCTCGGTCGAGTTGAAGAAATGCGTAAACGTGGTTTTACTTACATCGATGAGGATGGAAAGGCATGGACCGGAGATCCAGCCATCGCTAAGGCATTTGGATATTCTACTACTGATTTTAGAACTGTTTATGCTATTGCAAAAGATGAGCGTAGATCTGATATGGTTGCTACAGCTCGGCGATTGAAAGAGAAAGAAGGCATGAACAATTCTGAAATCGGAAGAAAGATGGGAATTAACGAATCTTCTGTAAGATCATTACTTGATCCCAATTCTGAGTATAAGATGAAACAGGCTAGAGAGACCGCTAAGTTTCTTAAAGAGCAGGTTGACAAAAAAAAAATGGTTGACGTTGGAGCTGGTGTTGAAAGAGATCTTAATATTTCTAAAGAGAAATTGGATCAGGCTCTGTTTATGCTGCAGGCCGAGGGCGGTTATGAAGTTTATGGCAATCGTTTCCCACAGGCTACGAATCGTAATCAGATGACAACTCAGAGAGTGTTATGTGTTCCTGGAACAAAGCACAGTGATATTTACGAGTACGACAAAATCCAGACGGTTAAAGATTATATTTCCAGAGACGATGGACAGTCATTCGAAAAGAAATTCCATTATCCAGAGAGTCTTGATTCAAGAAGACTCGCTATCCGTTATAAGGAAGATGGCGGAATTGAGAAAGATGGACTGGTTGAGCTTCGCCGTAATGTACCAGATTTGTCACTTGGAGAATCAAGATATTCTCAGGTTCGTATCATGGTTGATGGAAAGAAATACATCAAAGGTATGGCGGTATACAAAGATGATGATAACTTCCCACCTGGAGTTGATGTAATCTTTAATACCAATAAGTCTAAATCTGTTCCGAAAATGGAAGTTCTTAAAGATATTAAGAAAGATCCAGACAATCCATTTGGATCACTTATCAAAGATGCTGATCAGGGTGGACAGTATTGGTACACAGATAAAGATGGCAAGAAGAAACTTGGACTCATTAATAAAAGATCCGATGAAGGTGACTGGAGTGACTGGAAAGATGCATTACCATCTCAGTTCTTGTCCAAGCAGTCAAAGGCTATGGCCGAGAAACAGCTTGCTATTGCTAAAGCAGATAAACAGGCAGAGTTCGACTCGATCATGGCCCTTACCAATCCAACTGTAAAGAAGTACTATCTCCATAAATTTGCAGAAGATTGTGATTCAGCAGCTGTGCATCTTAAAGGAGCATCGTTACCTGGACAGAAGTATCATGTAATCTTACCGGTTACATCTTTGAGTGATAGAGAAGTTTATGCGCCCGGCTATCCAGATGGTAGTAAACTTGCTCTTATTCGATATCCGCATGGTGGTACATTCGAGATTCCTATTTTAACTGTAAATAATAAGAACAAAGAAGCCATTAAAATGATTGGAAAGACTTCTGTTGATGCTATTGGCATTAATAGTAAGGTTGCTGAGCGTTTATCAGGAGCTGACTTCGATGGCGATACAGTCATGTGTATTCCAACACATGATAGAACCGGTAAAGTTAAGATTACTTCTACGCATTCATTGAAAGGCCTTGAAGGATTTGATCCTAAGGTTTCATACGGTGGTGAGAAGAAGGTAGATGCTGATGGAACGGAACACTGGTATCGCAATGGCTTAGAATACAAGCTCATGAAGAAGACTGATACCGAAATGGGTAGGATTTCAAATCTTATTACTGATATGACACTTGCTGGAGCCGGTGAAGATAAGATCGCCAGAGCAGTACGTCATTCAATGGTAGTCATTGATGCCGAGAAGCATCATCTTGATTACAAACAGAGTGAAAAAGATAATAATATCTCGGCATTGAAGCAGGAGTACCAAGGAAAGAGTACTGGTGGTGCGACTACTATTATTTCTCGAGCTAAAGGTGAAGTTGACGTTGATAAGAGACAAGGAACACCTAAGTATAATATTAAGGGTAAGGAGTGGTATGATCCTTCTCGCCCCGAAGGCGCCCTGATTTATAAGAGAGCGGATGACGCTACTTATACTACTCATCGACTCAATAAGAAAACTGGCGAAATGGAAGAAGTAGTTGCTACTCGTACAACAAAGAGTACAAAAATGGCAGAAACCGACGATGCTAATACTTTGGTATCTCAGTACCGACACCCCATGGAGCTGGTATATGCCGACTACGCCAACAGCATGAAGCATTTGGCTAATCAGGCCCGTATTGAAGAGGATAGAGCTGGTAAGATAGCCTACAACAAGGAAGCCAAAAGAAAATATCAGGCAGAATTCGATAGCCTTACTCGTAAATTGGCCGTTGCTGAATCAAATACGCCAAGAGAACGTGCTGCTCAGCGTATGACTTATGCGATTGTTCAAAAGAAGCAGAATGACGCTAAAGAAGCTGGTGAAGTCATGAAAGCTAAAGATGTGAAGAAAGCATCTCAGCAGGCATTAACCCGTTATCGTGAGGAAGTTGGATCAATTCCAAGAAAAGATAGAAACATTGTCATCACCGATAATGAGTGGAAAGCTATTCAGGCAGGAGCTATTTCAGAAAATACTTTAAAACGAATTCTTAATAATTGTGATCCTGATTCATTAAGACAAAAAGCAATGCCAAAAGCAACACATGAATTGAATCAGGCCAAAATTAATCGTATTAAAGCGATGTCAGCTTCTTATACAATTCAGCAGATTGCTGATAAGCTTGGTATTTCCACTTCAACAGTTTCCAAATATTTGAAAGGAGTGAACTAAATGTCTGATTACAGATTAACAACATTTGATAATCCTTACGATCCGTTCGAGCAGTTCACTCTTTGGTGGCTGTTTGACAATGAAAAAGGTTACAACACTTGCGGAAAGCTTGATCGAATTTCGCATTTTACCGATGATATGTCAGACAAAGAGATCGATGAAGAACATGAGCGAGCAATTGATGAGATTATTGATAATGATTTCTTAAATATTTATAAGAAAGTTCCAAGAAAAGCGAATACAACCGCTGCGACGGCGTAGGTCGATGATCTGACCATAGAGGGGGTATCCGAAAATCACACCCCCTCCCTGCATCGCGCCGGTCTTTATTTTTTCTCCGGAGGGATTTTTCGGAATTGGTTTGTAGTTTCATACAGCATGCAGAGGGATTCGTAGACACATTGCTTTTGTACTCCTCGCGTGAATAAAACGGTTTTCTCCTAAAGTGGTTCTGTAGTTTGAAATAAAAGTCTGCGGATTCTTCTACATACTGTATGAAAAGTGTAAAAAATGTTTGGGAAAATTAAGTATAAGTAATACGAATGGAGCCAAAAATGAGAAAATTAAATTTTAAAGTTGATAAACAGAGGTTATCTAAAGTCGGTAACTTCGAACATATTGTTAAAGGAACTAAAGGTTTTTTGCAATGTGTATTTTCTTTCGACGAAGAAAACAATTGGAAAGATTATAACATCGTGGCAGTGTTTGAAGCCGGAAATGTTGAGTGTGCAGCAATTGTCGATAATAATGCATGTATGGTACCCAATGAAGTAACAGATTCGAGATGCTTTAAAATCAGGCTGATAGGATTAAAAGAATCCCAACGTATTACGACTAACAAAGAATTGATAAAACAGGAGGAATAGTATGCCATCGTTAAACGAAGTATTAAGCACCCTCTCTGGTAAAGCGGAAATTTCTTATATATCGGTCAATCCAATAACAAGGGTTATGACTGTACCAGAAGAGTATAAAGATTTGGGGGTTGAATCTGACAAGGATGTCAGAAGACTGTGGTTTAAATTTCCCAAAATAGTCGAAGACGACATCGATTTATCAGCACTTACTTTATATATTAATTATAAAAATGCTGCAGGAAACCTGGACTCATACCTTATTGAGGATATGAGTGTCGAAGAAGATTGTATTAAATTCTCATGGCTATTATCGAGAAACGTTACAAAGTCTAAAGGAACGGTTAGTTATATTGTGTGCGGAAAGAAAAGCAGTAATGGGAATATTATTGCCGAATGGAATACACGAGTTTCTAATGGAACCGTTAGCGAGGGACTCGAGACATCTGCGTCAATCGAAACCGAGAATGCTGATGTGATCGAACAGATTCTTTTGAAAATCGGCTCGGTTCCAAGCGATGAACCAAATAAACAAGAGAATCAGGTTCTTACCGCAAAATCAGACGGGACTACATCATACGAATATCCGGCATGTATGCCTATATCTAAAAAAAAAGGATATACAAAAACATCTTCTGTTGATATTGAAATTGAGATTTACCCAGAAGATGGCACTCAGGCTTTTCTGACTGATGAATATGGAAAATACGTTTTTAGTTATTGGGTTACCGATGGATCAGGTTCTTCAGTAAAGAAAACTATCAACGGAGCTTTATCAATTAATCCAGGAAATATTGTGATTATTAAATACAATCCTTACATTGATGACTCAGAACCAAAAGCATCAATCCGAGTCGACATCATCGGGGATAGCGATTTGTCCAATATATATGCACGTAGCTACATCAGCAATGCTTCGGACGAATGGATGGATAATTCGGTATCCGTACATTCGATATATGACTCTAACGATAATGCTAGTGCTAATTCTGGAAAAGCGATATGCGAGACCTGTTCAGGACATAATTTTGGCATTTTAAATGATGCATTAGTTCTTAATTTAGAATCATCAAGAGGCTATGGTAAAGCGTTAGTTATCGAAGGATCAGGTATTGGAGTATACTCATACGATCTACGTAATATGACCGCTGAAAAAACTGATAAATTTATTGGCTATGAGTCATCCGATGTAATGTTCCAAATAAGGAAATCGGATAATGGAGAATACACATGTACACCAAGTCTGGCCGATGTCAAACCATCGGCACCTTGGTATGCACACGTTATGTATGTTTCTGATGATGATAACACCGCATATTATGGAGATGTATCATCATCAGATTCAAAAGGTATTCATTTCAGAATTTTGAAAAATCTTACCGAAACTATGGATATTACGATTAACCATAATGACGGCAGTGTTACAGTTGAAACTAAGGCTCTGAATCAAAATAGTGGAGATAATGCATAAAGTCGTATCTAAATGATGAAAGAAGGTGATGTAAAGTATGCCAAAAGTAAAAACAATTAGCACAAAAAGCAGACCTGCGTTGTCTCCGGAAAATAGAGATAAACAGTTAGTATCACTTGCTGTCGACTGTGCTGAGAAGCAATTACGAGAGGGTACTGCATCCCCTTCAGTTATTGTGCATTATTTAAAAATCGGTTCTGAAAAAGAGCGTTTGGAGAATGAACGACTTAGAGAGGAAAATAAACTTCTTAAAGCTAAAACGAAAGCAATAGAAGATGCTGCTGACACCAAAGCGGCTTATGAGAATGTTATCAAAGTGATGCGCGAATACGCCGGATATGGAGATATCGAAGATGAATATTAGAACATATTCCGAGTTGATAGTATTGCCGTCTTTTAAAGAGCGATACAAATATCTGCGACTTGGTGGAGCTGTTGGGGAGGAAACTTTTGGATGTGATCGTTATCTAAACCAGATATTTTACAAGTCGAAAGAATGGTTTGCCGTGCGTGATGAAGTTATTCTCAGAGATAATGGATGCGATCTTGCTATTCCAGGGAGAGAGATACTAACACGTGCAATTATTCATCATATGAATCCGTTGTCTAAAGCGGATATTCTAAACAGGACTGATTTCCTACTGAATCCAGAATATTTGATCTGTGTATCGAAGAGAACACATGACGCGATTCATTACAGCGACGACAGTATTTTGTTACCAGATATTTTAGTAGAACGCACACGGAACGATACATGTCCGTGGAAACGATGAGCGAGGAATAAGAGCATGGACGAAAGTATTTTATTATCAATAAAGAGTCTACTCGGGTTAACCGAAGATTATACGGCATTTGATACACAGATAATCATGCATATTAATTCTGTCATACTAATTCTCAAACAACTCGGAGTATGCGAGAAGGCTTACATTGTAAAAGACAAAACTGATTTATGGAGTGAGTTCTTACCCGAGGATAAAGATTTCGAAGCGGTTAAATCATATGTCTATATGAAAGTACGTCTCTTATTTGACCCACCGACTACATCTGTTGTAGCTGATAGTATGAATAGAACAATTGCCGAATTGGAATGGCGATTGAATGCTGAAGCGGAAGGATAGGAGGTGAATCAAAATGAATAATGATGAATTAATGCACTATGGTGTTCTTGGGATGCATTGGGGTGTTCGGCGATACCAGAATAAAGATGGTAGTTTAACCACTGCTGGACACAAACGTGCGGCCAAACTTGCCAGTGAGTACACAAAACTGACTGGTTCAAAAGTAAAGAAAACCGAAACGACTTCTTCATCTGGAAAAAGCTCTAGTAAGACAAAAGCGAAATCCATTAGCGAGATGTCTAATCAGGAGATTCAGGATAAGATTAATCGCATAAGACTTGAGAATGATCTCAAATCTGTGAGTCCAAAAACAGTTTCTGCCGGGCAGAAATTTACTAGAAAAGTAATGAACGATGTTATAACTCCAGCAGCTACGGACATCGGAAGGCAGCTAGCTAAATCGATGTTTGCTGATGGCGTGAACAAAGCTTTTAATCTTGAAGGAGAGAATAAAGTATACGCAAATAATAAAAAGAAATAGGTGAAATGCAATGGCATTATCGAACACCGCGGTACCGAGATACTACGGCATGTTTCGAGATGCCGTTATCAGAGGCGAAATCCCGGTTAACGAAGAAATCTCATTAGAGATGAACCGGATTGACGGCTTGATAGCCGATCCGACCAAATATTATGATGATAAAGCAGTTGAGGGTTTTATTAAATACTGCGAAAATGAGTTGACCCTTACGGACGGCGATGACCTTCATTTATTGGATTCATTTAAGCTTTGGGCTGAGGAAATCTTTGGATGGTATTACTTTGTTGATCGAAGTATTTACATACCATCCCAGAATGGTCATAGCGGGAGAGGTCACTATGAGACCAGGCGTATAAAGAAACGTCTTATATGGAAACAGTATTTAATTGTAGCCAGAGGTGCTGCTAAATCAATGTATGCGTCGTGCATACAGAACTACTTTTTAAATGTCAACGCACAGACAACCCATCAGGTGACAACTGCCCCCACGATGGCTCAGGCCGAAGAAGTGATGTCGCCAATCAGAACTGCCATAACGAGGGCACGTGGTCCACTATATAAATTTCTTACGGAGGGTTCTCTCCAAAACACCACAGGTTCAAAAGCTGACAGGGTTAAACTTGCCAGTACGAAAAAAGGAATACAGAATTTTCTTACGGGATCGCTACTTGAAGTTCGTCCGATGTCAATTGATAAACTTCAGGGATTGCGTGTTAAGATTGCGACTGTTGATGAATGGCTATCCGGTGATGTACGAGAAGATGTCATCGGAGCTTTACAACAGGGTGCTGCGAAAGAGCAGGGCGGAGGCAAGAATGATGATTACCTAATTGTAGCGATTAGCTCAGAGGGTACTGTTCGTAATGGTTCCGGCGATACAATCAAAATGGAACTTATGAAAATCCTGAAAGGTGAATATAACGATCCGCATACATCAATCTGGTGGTACAAGCTTGACTCTATCGATGAAGTCGGAAACCCAGATATGTGGATTAAAGCCAATCCAAATCTAGGTGAAACAGTCAGTTATGAGACTTATCAGGCAGATGTGGAACGAGCCGAGAATAATCCATCAGCAAGAAACGACATTCTTGCAAAGCGATTTGGAATCCCGATGGAAGGTTTCACATATTACTTCACATATGAAGAAACTTTACCACATCGCCGAAGAGAGTTTTGGCAATTACCGTGTTCTCTTGGCGCAGATATGTCGCAAGGTGATGACTTTTGTTCTTTCACATTTCTATTCCCATTAGCAAATGGTGCTTTTGGCATTAAGACCAGAAATTACATTACGGAGCTTACATTAAATAAACTCCCTTCTGCTATGCGGATTAAATATGATGAATTTATAAAAGAGGGAAGCCTGATTGTCATGCCGGGTAATATCTTAGACATGTCCCAAGTGTATGACGAACTTGATACTTATATAGAAGAATCGGGTTACGATGTGAGATGCTTCGGATATGATCCATATAACGCAAAAGAGTTCGTAGAACGATGGGAACGAGAAAATGGACCTTTCGGAGTTGAGAAAGTTATACAGGGAGCTAAAACCGAATCTGTGCCGTTGGGGGAATTGAAGAAATTGTCTGAAGAAAGAATGTTGCTTTTCGATGAAGCTCTTATGACTTTTACCATGGGTAACTGCATTGTTATGGAAGACACCAATGGTAATAGAAAATTATTAAAGAAACGTCACGAAGCTAAGATCGACGCTGTTGCAGCGATGATGGATGCTTTTGTGGCATTTAAGATAAATCGAGAAGCTTTTGAGTAAGGAGAATGGATATGAATGACGATGAATTAATGCACTATGGTGTGCTTGGTATGCACTGGGGTGTAAGGAAGAATCCATCTAAAGCTTTTTCCAAGGCTACCAAGAAGGCTGATAAGCTTAATCGAAAAGTTGATAAAGCTCAGAACAAATTGGATAAAAGAAATGTCAAATTTGATAAAGTATATAAACGCTATACCGGATTTGGATTTGCCGGACGAGGTGACTTAGCTGGATCAGCTCAAAGAAAACGTGGAGCTGAACGGAAACTGATAAAGAGAACTAAAAAAGCTCAGCGTTGGATATCTAGTATGGAGAAAAACTTTAGCGATGTTAGTATCAAAGCTATTGACAGTGAAGTTATTGCTAATGGTAAAACATATGCGGACATGCTGTTGAAAGATTAAGAGGTGAACTATGCGGACATTACTTTTTGAAGTCAATGGACAGTCTTTGAGTAAAGTCGGCAATTTTTCCGGCATCATCCGTGGTTCTAAACAGTATTTGAAATGTGAATTTTTTCGAAAAAGTTCGAAGATGATGTCAATCCAGGTACTATCATATCAAAATATGGATTTGTTAACATTTCTGATGAGACATTATCCTAATATTTTTAATTAACAGGAGAAAAACAAAATGGAATTTAATATCAAAACCAGGCTTGCACATGCTTGGAATGCTTTTATGAATAACAAAGATCCGACATATCAAGGCATTGGTCCGGGTTATTCTTTACGTCCTGACCGTCCACGGTTGGGGCATGGAAATGAACGATCGATTGTTTCAGCAATATTCAATAGAATTGCCCTTGATGTAGCAGCTGTTGATTTCAAACATTGTAAGCTGGATTCATCAGGTCGTTTTTCAGAAGAAGTTGATTCAGGACTGAATAGTTGTTTAAATCTTCAAGCGAATATTGACCAGTCTGGACGAGCATTTATTCATGACGTTGTCCTGTCGATGTTTGACGAGGGGGTAGTAGCTATTCTACCGGTAGACACTTCTTTTGATCCAAAGATAACAAATTCGTATAGTATTGACTCTGTGCGTACCGCAAAAATTCTTGAATGGTATCCAAAGCATGTTCGACTCCGAGCTTATGATGACACAAAAGGTGAAAAACGAGATATTCTCATGCCGAAAGATCAGGTCGCTATTATTGAAAATCCATTATATGCAGTTGTTAATGAACCGAACTCTACCTTACAGAGATTGATGAGAAAACTTAGATTATTGGATGCGACAGACGAACGAACGGCATCCGGTAAACTGGATTTAATCATTCAGCTTCCGTATGTGACGAAAACTCAGGCACGTAGAGAACAGGCTGAACGACGAAAACAGGACATGGAAAATCAGCTTGCGAATTCCCAGTACGGAGTTGCCTATATCGATGGCACCGAGAAAGTGATACAGCTTAATCGGTCTTTGGAGAATAATCTTCTAAAGCAGGTCGAATACTGGACCAACATGCTTTACAGTCAGCTTGGAATTACTCAGTCGATTCTTGACGGAACAGCTGATGATAAAACTATGCTGAACTACAATAATCGTACAGTTGAGCCAATAGCGGCGGCGATTGTTGATGAACTTAAACGTAAATTTCTTACCAAAACAGCCCGTTCACAAGGGCAGTCTATTAAATATTTCAGAGATCCATTCCGACTGGTTCCAGTCAATGAAATCGCAGAAATTGCAGACAAATTTACACGAAACGAAATCATGACATCTAATGAGATGCGACAGGTTATCGGCATGAAACCATCCGATGATCCTAAGGCTGACGAATTACGCAATAGTAACATTAGTCAGTCAAAGCAGGATGCACAGAATTCCGTTCCGGTGATAAAAACTGAAGAGAGGAGAGAAAGTCAAAATGGGTAGTAATTGTGACTTTAGCGGATATGCCACTCGTAATGATTTACTTTGCGGTGATGGTAGGACAATCCGTAAAGATGCATTCAAAGGAAATGATGGATGCAAAGTGCCATTAATTTGGAATCATCAGCACAATGATCCGAAGGCAGTGCTTGGACATGCAGTTCTTGAAAACCGTGATGACGGTGTTTATGCATACGGTGTATTCAATGACAGTGAGCAGGGACAGGCTGCTAAAAAACTTGTGCAGAATGGGGATGTAAGATCCCTTTCAATTTGGGCTAATCAGCTCAAACAGATCGGTAAAGATGTAATCCACGGAAATATCAGAGAACTCAGCCTCGTATTGGCAGGAGCTAACCCTGGTGCTTACGTGGATTTTATTATGTCTCATTCTGCAGATGGAGAAGAGGAGCTTGAGGCTTCTTGGGATGAAAACATCATGCTTTATCATTCTGCAGATTCTGAAGGAAAAGGAGAAAACAACGTGGCAGACGAAAACAAAGATCCGAAACAGAAACCGGATGAAAACAAAGACAAAACTATCAAGGAAGTATACGAAACCCTTTCTGATGAGCAGAAAGAGGCAGTGAATGCGATGCTCGGGTTAGCACTCGAAGCAGGTACTTCTGAAGAAGATAACGAAGATGAAAAAGGAGGAAATGTAGTGAAACATAACGTTTTTGACAACGAAGAAAGAGGACAGGCTACTCAGTCTGTTCTGAGTCACTCTGATGAGACGGCCATTTTATCTATGGCAAAACAGAGCAATGTTGGTTCACTGAGAACAGCAATGAATATCTTTGCTGAAGAACACAGCGGCACATTAGCTCACGGCGTATTCGATGACGAAGTTGAGAAACTGTTCCCAGAATATGAGCTGCTGAAAAAAGGCGAGCCGGATACTCTCACAAGAGATCAGTCCTGGATTGAAGCTGCTATGGCTAAAATCCATAAGAGTCCGATAACTCGCATCAAAACTCGTCAGGCAGATGCTCGTATTGCCGAGCTGAAAGCTAAAGGTTACCAGAAGAAAGGTGATTACAAGAAAGAGATGGCCAAGATCAAGTTGCTGTCTCGTACAACAGATCCGCAGACCGTGTATATTAAAGATACTCTGCAGCGTGATGACATTGTGGATATTACAGATTTCGATGTAGTTGCATATCAGTGGAACATCATGAGACAGACTCTGAACGAAGAACTTATTATGGCTGCGATGGTGGGTGATGGTCGTGAAGACGGTGATCCGGATAAAATTCATGAAGATCATATCCGTTCTATCTGGAACGATGACGAGCTGTATACAATTCATCAGACAGTAGATTTCGATAAAGCTAAACAGGAACTTCAGGGTTCTAATACAGGTGCTAACTTTGGTGAGAACTATATCAAAGCCGAAGCTATTCTTACTGCATCTCTGTATGCGCGTGAGAAGTACAAAGGATCAGGTTCACTTGATTTCTACTGTACACCACATCTGCTTAACGTGATGCTTCTGGCTCGTGATCTGAACGGTCGTCGTATTTATGATTCTAAAGCTGATCTTGCTGCAGCACTCAATGTAAACTCCATTGTTACTGTTGAGCAGTTCGAGGGTCTCGAAAGAACCGATAGTGAGACTAATAAGCATAAACTGCTTGGCCTGTTTGTAAATCTCGGAGACTACCAGTTTGGTGCTGCTAAGGGTGGCGAAGTATCTAAGTTCGATAACTTTGATATCGATTTCAACCAGTACAAATATCTGCTTGAGACAAGACTGTCTGGTTCTCTTACAAAGGTATATTCTGCTATTGCTCTTGAAGAGAATGTAGCGTAATTATACCTAGAGGTTAGTTGAAACAAACTTTAAATATTATAAAGGAGATTAAGAACATGAAAGCTATGTTATCACAGCCGATGGCTGGAAGAACCGATGCTGAAATTATTGCAACCAGAGAAAAAGCAGTCAAGGCTTTAAAAGAAAAAGGATATGAGATTGTAAATACACTTTTTACAGATGAATGGTACAGCAAAGAAAATATGGAAGAACGAGGCGTTGTTCAAATTCCGTTATGTTTTCTTGCCAAATCATTAGAGAACATGAGCTTGTGTCATGCCGCTTATTTCTGCAAAGGCTGGGAAAATGCCAGAGGATGTAAAATAGAACATGACGCAGCAGTAGCCTATGGGCTTGATATTATCTATGAAGAATAAGGAGATTAAGAACATGGAAGTAATGTACATGAACGCTGGCGATAAAAATATCGCGGTAAGAAAAGTGTATGCCAAAGCGGATGGTGTAGCATATGCGGAATCCACCTTTAAAACAAAGCTGACTCCAGACGAACTGGAAGACGCTTTCTATAAAGGAATGGTAGTGATCGATGCCGCAGGCGTAGCTTATCGCCCGATTAGCTGTAAAGTAGCTTCAAAAGTTGTGACTGTTACATATGCCACAACTGATACCACACCTACAGCTGCTAAACTCGCCACAGTTAAGGCAGAGTGATTCCGGGAGGACAATTGTATGAGCAAATGGTTTGGTAAAATCGGCTATGCTGTCACCAACGAGACGGAGCCGGGCTTATGGGAAGGAGCAATTCTCGAACGCGAATATTATGGTGATATGACCTATGATCGCAGAAAAAGACAGACATCTGGCGGTATTAATGACAATATCTTACTCGCGAATGTGGTTAGTATTTTAGCCGATCCATTTGCTATCGAAAATTGTTCTCACATGGCTTATGCCGAAATTATGGGTACTAAGTGGAAAATCTCAGAAGTTGAGGTCCAGTATCCAAGATTAATCTTGACTATAGGAGGTGTCTGGAATGGGAACACGACTGGAACTACAGAGCAAACTTGAAGAGTTGCTTGGGTGCAGACATGTTTACTATCAGTCCCCCGAATCAGTCAAAATGGAATATCCCGCAATAAGGTATTCCAGAAGTAGGATAGATTCAGAACGTGCTGATGATACGGCATATCTGAAACACAAACGATACGAGCTAATTGTGATATCAAGAAAACCTGACGAGCCTGTCATTGGGAAGTTGCTGGAATTGCCATACTGCTCATTCGGGACAAGCTATAAATCAGATAACTTATATCACGATACGCTCGTTTTATATTTTTAAGGAGGATTAATAAATGCCTAAACTTACATGGGACCAGGCTGGTGAACGTTTGTATGAAACTGGTACCAGCAATGGTGTTCTTTATCCATTCGAAAATGACAAATATGGAGCTGGTGTAGCTTGGAATGGTCTGACTAAAGTATCAGAAAACCCAAGTGGCGCTGAGCCTACAGCACTTTATGCTGATAACGGAAAATATCTTAACATTCTTTCTGCCGAGACATTTGCTGCAACTATATCTGCATACATGTATCCGGATGAGTTCAAGAAATGCATCGGTGAGGAAGAAGTAGTTGCTGGTATGGCTATCGGACAGCAGGACCATCAGGTGTTCGGTTTCTCATATAAGACACTTATCGGCAGTGATACAAAAAATACCTCACATGGATATAAAATTCATGTTGCATACGGCTGTACAGCAGCGGCAAGTCAGAAAGACTATGAAACTGTTAATGACAGTCCGTCCGCTGCAGAGATGAGTTTTGATGTATCTACAACACCGGTTGACGTTACTGGATTCAAACCAACTGCGACAATAGTGTTTGACTCAACCAAACTTTCAGAAGCGCAGATGAAAGCTGTCGAGGATGCACTCTATGGAACAGATCAGGCTGAGCCTAAACTTCCGTTACCAGATGAATTTAAGAAACTTATCCAGCAGGCAGCTGCGTAATTAAACGACAAACAAAGAAGAGCTCTAACCGCGTATATGGTTGGGGCTTTTCTTTTTATCTAAATTAAAGGAGAAAACGACATGTTAAAAAAGACAATCCCATACGTAGATTACAACGGTAATAAAAGAGAAGAGGATTTCTATTTCAATCTTACAGAAACAGAACTGGCTGAGATGCAGATGGAAGTGACTGGCGGTCTTACAACAATGCTTCAAGCAATTATTAAAGCACAGGACATTCCAACAATTGCAAAGCTTTTTAAGCAGATTGTTCTGAAATCCTACGGTAAGAAATCCCCAGATGGACGTCAGTTTATTAAATCAGAGGAGTTATCAAGAGAGTTCTCTCAGACAGAAGCTTACAACATTCTGTATATGGAGCTTTCTCAGGATGCAGAAAAAGCTTCCGACTTTATCACTGGAATTATTCCTGCTAAATACAGAGAGACTGCTAAAGAGGAAGCAAAGAAAGAGTTAGCTGATTCTGGATCAGTACCAGTTACTGAATAAATACGAAAACTATGGAGGATAAGAGATGCTTGAGATAACAGTTCCAGCCAAGATTGACGAGAAATGGGACGAATTAAAAGGAGAGTTTACCTACGAAGAGCTTGCTCCAGCTAAGACACTCCAACTAGAGCATTCTCTTCTTTCTCTGTCAAAATGGGAATCCATATGGTGCAAAAGATACTTTCCGGTTGAAGATCGTACATTAGAAGAAATCATTAGTTACGTTCAATGTATGACAATTACTAAAAATGTAGATCAGGAAGTATACGAAAGATTATTTCACCATCAGGATTTGATAAATAAAATTTCAAAGTATATCAATGCTCCGATGACAGCCACCACTTTTCGAGAAAACAATCGGAATAGTTCAACAAGAACTGAGAATATATCATCGGAGCTTATTTATTACTGGATGATTGACAATGGTGTTCCAGTCGAATTTGAAAGGTGGCATTTGAATAGATTACTTACACTTCTCCGAGTATGCAATGTGAAGCGTGGCGGCGGTAAGAAGATGAGTAATTCAGAAGTGATGAGGCAGTATAAGTCTATAAATGAAATGAACAGAGCAAAATTTCATTCAAGGGGGTGAGTAGATGTTAAAAGGAATTGACATATCGGCAAATAATGATGTTATTAATTGGAGTACCGTAGCCAACTATGGCATGGATTTTGTAATCATCAGAATTACGGAGAGAGGTAATAAAATCGACGGATTTTTTTGAACGAAATTACAAAGGATGCATCGATAATAAAATTCCTGTCGGTGTCTATAAATACAGTTACGCATTGAATGTGTCGGAAATCCAGGCAGAAGCAAGAAAAGTTATCGAGATTCTTAATGGTAGGAAACTTGATTATCCGATTTGGCTTGATTTGGAATTGGATAAACAGAGAGCGCTTGGAACGGAACAGATTACCGTTATAGCGAATGCATTCGCCGATATTATTTTAGCGTCCGGATACAAATTTGGAATTTACTGCAATGATGACTGGTATAAAAATGTTATCGGTTCTGAGCTTAAAAACAAATACGATTTTTGGATTGCGTCGTATCCAGATTCCGACAATGGCACAATACAGAAACGAGTTAAACCAAAAACCGGTGTTGGATGGCAATACAGTGAAAACGCTAAGATTCCTGGTATCCCCGGAACTGTTGATCGCAACGTATTTTATAAAGACTACTCAAAAACGAAATTGGCTACTGAGGAGGTAAAAGTGAGCAAATTACAGAAATTCATTGATTTGGGACATTACTATGCCAATAACGGTGGTGATAAACCATATCTTGAGAAACGTACCGAAGAGTATCTTGATGATTTTCAGAAAAATGCTGGATACAACAACTACACCAAATTTGCTAGGGACGTAAACCGTCTTGGGCAGCCTGGATGTCAGGGGCAGCCTTGGTGTGCTGAGTATAAGTTCTGGGAACTCGTGCAGGTATTAGGAATCACAAAAGCTCTTAAAATCATGGGTGGAGGATTCTATAACTGCACATCAGTAATGAACCATGCGAAAGCAAATGGAACATGGCATACAAAGCCGAAGAAAGGTGCTCTTATTATTTTCAGAAAAGGTGCTCATATCGGCTCTGTTGATATATATGACAGCAGATATGTGGACACCAATGAGGGCAATACATCTTCGGCGGCTGGTGTTGTAGCCAATGGCGGGGCTGTACGGAATAAGCGATATTCAATCAACGATCCTTCTATCACTGGCTATGTATGGATTGACTGGGAAGAAGAGACCGAGTCCGAAACCTGGACTGCCACAGGAACAAGAGTTTCAAAAGTGGATGATTTATACATTAGAGAAACTCCGAACGGTTATGTCTTAGGACAGATTAAAGCTGGTAATAGAGTGGAAATTGATGGTACTGTATCTGGTAAATGGACAAGAGTGAAAGTCGCTAATATCGGTATCGGATGGGCTTGGACTGATTATCTTCAGGAATCAGAGCCAGTGAAAGCGGAAACCATACCGAGTAAACAGGACAAGACACAGAGATTATTTGTCGGAGAGGTTGTTGTCTCTTCCACCGATGTCAGAACATGGGCTGGCGAAGAATATCCAACAATTAAGAAGTATCCAAAACTTGGAAAGACCAATCTGGTTGATGTAATGAATTACACTCAGAAAGATTTAAAAGGAAAAAAATGGTATTTTGTTAAGATTGCCGGTAAATATCTTGGATTCGTCAAAGCAAGTGACATTAAAAGACGCTGAGGTGACTATATGATAAGTTTTAGGCAAAAGGGCGATTTCTCTAATTTATCACGATTCTTGGAGAGAGCTAAAGAAACCGTAAAAATCGGTGATTTGGACAAGTATGGTCGTGCTGGAGTGGCAGCCCTTTCGTCTGCAACTCCCGTTGATACCGGTAAAACAGCGGATTCGTGGACTTATGAGATTGTCCGTCAAAATGGGTCTGTATCAATAGAATTTCATAACACAAACATTCAGAAAGGTATACCAATTGCTATTATTTTGCAAAATGGTCATGCAACTGGTACTGGAGGCTGGGTAGAAGGAAGAGATTATATCAATCCTGCTATTCAGCCTATTTTTGACAAAATTGCTAAAGAGGCTTGGGAGGAGGTTATCAAGTGAGTAAGACTGTTGACAGTAGAGTTGTTGAGATGCGTTTTGACAATGCTCAATTTGAACGTAATGTAAAAACCACAATGTCAACTCTCGAAAGGCTTAAAGAAAAATTAAAATTCTCCGGAGCTGTTAAAGGTCTTGATGATATCGAGAAATCTGCCAAGCAGGTTGATATGTCGCATTTGAGCAGGGGTGTCGATACTGTCAAGATGAAATTCTCAGCTATGGAAGTTGTGGCGATGACTGCATTATCAAACATCACCACGACCGCCATGCAAGTTGGAAAAAGTATTACCGACGCATTAACGATAGATCCTGTGAAAGATGGTTTTGCTGAGTATGAAACTCAGATGAATGCTGTACAGACTATTCTGGCAAATACCCAGAAAGAGGGTACTACTGTTAAGGACGTAAATAAAGCCCTTGATGAATTGAATACATATGCTGATAAAACCATCTATAACTTCACTGAGATGACTCGTAACATCGGTACTTTCACGGCCGCTGGTGTAAAACTGGATGCGTCAGTATCGGCAATTAAAGGTATTGCTAACTTGGCGGCTGTATCCGGTTCTAATTCTCAGCAGGCGTCAACCGCTATGTATCAGCTTTCTCAGGCTCTTGCGGCAGGCAAAGTTCAGTTGATGGACTGGAACTCTGTTGTAAATGCTGGTATGGGCGGCCAGGTATTTCAGGATGCATTAATACGAACATCAGAGAATTTAGGCACAGGAGCAAAAGAATACATAGAAGCAGAAGGCTCATTCCGAGAGTCACTTCAGCATGGTTGGCTAACCGCGGATGTATTGACTCAGACACTGGATCAGTTTGCAACTGCCGCAGATACTCAGGAAGAATATGCCGCCGCAGTTCAGAAGTTTGTGGAGCAGGGATATAGTCAGGAAGAAGCCAAACAGATGGCAGATATGGCTAAGACTGCTAATGATGCCGCTACAAAAGTTAAGACTTTCTCACAGCTTATCGACACTTTAAAAGAAGCACTTGGATCTGGCTGGACAAAGACTTGGCAGCTTATCTTTGGTGACTTTGAAGAAGCCAAAGAAACATGGACCAAGATCAGCGATGTGTTAGGTAATATCATTAACAAATCTGCAGATGCTCGTAATAAGCTTGTGGCGAAAGTTATGGGGAATCCGTATTCTGGATTGCTCAAATCTATCAATGAGGTTACTGATAAAGCAGAGGGACTTCAAGATGTTGTAAATAGCGTAATTCGTGGTAATTATGGAAATGGACAGCCGCGATTTGACAAGCTGGCTGAGGAAGGGTACAACTGGGCGCGTGTTCAGAATAAGGTAAATGAACAGCTCGGTTGTGCGTTTCGTTACAGCGAAGATCTCGGTGGATCACAGGAAGATTTGCAGAAGGCTCAGGCAGAAACTATAGCTCAGCTGACACAAATGTCCAATGCTCAGCTTAAAGAGAACGGTTTTACTAAAAGTCAAATTAAGGCTCTTAGGGAACTGCAAGAACAATCAGAAAAGACTGGCGTTCCAATACAAGACTTAATCGATAGCATGAGCCAGATGAGTGGCAGAGATCTCTTATTCGGGTCACTCGAAAATATTGGGAAAAGCTTATTAAATGTTTTTACAGCACTTAAAGCGGGCTGGAATGATGTGTTTAATCCGCCGTCGGCATACACACTCTATAATATTCTTTTTTCAATCTATACCAAAACTTCCGAATTAGCTGTGTTTACTGAGAAGCATGGTGATCAACTTCACAGAACAATGGCTGGATTGGCTGCAGTTCTTGACATTATCCGAATGACTGTTGGCGGAAGTTTAAAGTTCGGAATAAAGGCTTTAAATGCAGTACTTAGTGCATTCGGCATGGACACTTTGGATGTTACAGCAAATCTTGGCGACTTACTTGTGAAATTTGATAAATGGATAAAGAAGGTCGATCCATTCACTGTAGGATTCGAAAAAGTAGGCGAAGGTCTTAAATTTCTGATTGATAAATTGGGAGATTTATATGCATATTTGAACACGATTCCTCAGGTCAAGAAATTCTTTGATAGTTTCAAAGACATTGATATTAAAGAAATCGGCGAGAAATTCATAAATGATATAAAAAACTTTGATTTAAAGACTGCTTGGGATAACCTCATTAAAAAAGTGGAAAGTACCAAAGTGGGCGCTGCCATTGTTGATGGATTCGAAAAAGGACTTGAAGAAGGGATCACTTCCATTCCTGGTGTTTTATTGGATATCGGAAAAGCTATGCTCGAATCAATTAAGAAAGTTCTCGATATTCATTCCCCGTCAAAGAAGATGATGGAAATTGGAGAATGGGCTATTGAAGGATTATTTAACGGTGTTAAGTCTGGCGCTGGTAAGGTAGTTGATTATCTCAAAGGACTTGGTTCTGATATGCTTGACGCGCTTAGAGATGTCGATTGGGGTAGAGTGATTGCAGTTGGATCAATTGCTGGATTTCTTTTTACAGCTAATAAACTCATAGATGTTATAGGAAAGCTTGGCTCTCCATTTGAGGCAATTAGTTCAGTCATCAAAGGAGTTGCCGATATCGAGAGTAGCATATCTAAGTCCATACAGGCAAAAACTCTTGAGACAAAAATGGACAGCATAAAGAAGTTTGCCGAAGCTTTACTCATTGTAGCTGGTTCTATCTACATTCTTGGAAATCTTAATTCTGAGAAATTAATCAGGGGAGGCATTGCGACCGGAATAATTGCGAGTGTGCTTATCATTATTGCCGCAGCTATGAGCAAAATAACGGAATCTTCAGCGACTATTGATAAAAGTGGATTAAAACTCAATGGATTGAAAACTGGAATAGCATCAATTGGTACTGCGGTGTTGCTTATTGGTACTACTGTTAAACTTCTCGGTGGAATGGACCCGGATGATATGGCACAGGGATTCAGGGGGCTGGTCGGAGTAGTTACCGCGATTGCTGCTGTGTATGCCGCATTTGGTGTAATTTCATTGTCTAAGAATTCAAAATACATCGATAAAGCCGGAAAAATGATGAAAAGCATGGCTACAACTATGCTTCTTATGGCAGCTGTCGTAAAACTCGTTAGTGGTCTTTCAGCTGAAGAAATGGCTAAGGGTGTTGCTTTTGCTACAGCATTTTCAATATTTGTTGGAATACTGGGACATATCGGAAGCAAGAACGGTGGCAACATGAAAGATCTCGGCAAGGGAATTAGATCTCTTGTTGTGGCCATGGGACTACTGGTTGGAGTGGTCAAACTAATCAGCATGCTTTCAGTAGGAGATGTCACTAAAGGTATTGCCTTTGCTGCTGGATTTTTAGTTTTTGTAGCTACACTTACAGCAATTACAAAAAGTAAAGATGGCGGTACTTTAAAAGGTTTGAATGGTCTATTGTTGTCTGTATCAGCATCTATGGCACTTATGGCTGGTGTCGTCAAAATGGTATCCGGTTTATCTGTATCGGAAATGGTCAAAGGTGGCATTTTTGCAACAGCATTTGTGGTATTCATTTCGGCTCTTGTCAAAGCAACTACTATTGCTGGCGATCAGCAGATTGCTAAGATTTCCGGCTCTATTTTGGCAATATCAGTTGCAGTAGGCATTATGGCAGGTATTTCCGTACTTCTCGGAATGGTTGATACGAAAAACCTTGTGAAAGGTGAGGCCGCCGTTGTAGCATTAGGTGCTATGATGGCAATTATGGTTCGTCAGTTACGAGGTGCTAATGATGTTGGTAAAACCATGACTGCCATGTCGATAGCGATAGGCGTTATGGCGGGATCAGTAGCGGCATTGTCATTTATTAAGACTGACAAATTAACGGCATCGACTCTGGCCCTTTCAACTTTAATGGGCATGTTTGCTGTTGTAGAAAAATCATCCTCGGTGGCTACAACATCGTTAAAAACAATTGTGATGATGACGGCTGTTGTCGCAGCGCTTGCCGGCATTCTCGTGTTGATGAATAAATACGATTTCAACGCATCTGCTGGAAATGCATCGGCGTTAGCTACAGTTATGTTGGGATTATCCACGGCGACTGTAGTTCTTGGAAAAGTGGGGAGTGTATCATCTTCTGCAATTGGCGCTATGGCTGGATTAGCCTTGATTATGGGCGGTATCGGAACAATTCTTGGCTTGATGAATCAGTACGACTTATCCACTAATATCGAAACAGTTCTGAGTTTATCAATAGTAATGAATGCATTAGCGAGCGCTGCGTTGATAGCGAGTAAGATTCCTGCAATTCCAGTTAGCTCTTCGCTTAAAATCGCCGCATTAATGGGAATTGTAGTTGGTATATCTTCGTTAATTGTCGCATTAGCCGGAGCAGTCGGACAGATTAAAGGTGCCGAAGATTTCCTCGATAATGGTATAAAGATTCTTGAGAAAATAGGAACTGGTATCGGTGAGTTCCTCGGAAGCATTATCAGCGGTTTTGGTGAGGGTGTAACTAGCCAGTTGCCCGCCATTGGCAAAAATATCGCTGGATTCATGAATGCTTTTGCGAATGTTGATAAATCTTCAGTTGATGGAATCGACATGTTTGCAACTTTTGTGAAATCCGTTTTAAGTTTATCAGTTGCGAATATTGTAGACGCAATTGCAGACAAGATAGGAATTGGTACTGGTCTGGATAATTTCGGAGAACAGGCTAAGAAATTCGGAAAAGCTATGAGTGCTTTATCTGGTGCCCTGACCGAGAATCCAATCGATTCGAAAGCTATTGAGGCTGCTGTAAATGCTGGTCAGATGTTATCAGAACTGAAGGCTAGCATTCCACCTGATCCGGGTGATATTCTCAAGAAATTTGTATTTAGTCGTGATCTTGGTAATTTCGGAGAACAGGCTAAGAAATTTGGAGAAGCATTGGGAGCGATGTCGACTGCTCTCGAAGAAAACCCAGTAGATACTAAAGCTATTAAAAATGCTGTCAAAGCCGGTCAGATGCTCAGCGGATTAAAAGCAAACTTACCGGAAGATCCAGGTGACTTTCTCGCTTTATTCACAACGAATCAAAATCTGGGCAATTTTGGAGAGCAAGCTAAGCAGTTTGGCGAAGCATTAAGTGCTATGTCAAAAACATTGGTCGAGAATAAAATTGATTCCGAGGCTATCGAGAGTGCAGTTAATGCTGGACAAATACTATCGGCATTGAAGAGTAGTTTAGAGGGCGACCCCGGTTTAATTATAAGTGCATTCACATCTAATCAGAATCTTGGTAATTTCGGAGAACAGGCTAAGAAATTTGGTGAGGCATTGAGTGCGATGTCTAAAGCAGTGTCGGGAGAAAATGCGATCGATACTGAAGCTGTGGAAAATGCTAGAAACGCTGGAACGATGATGACCGAGTTACAAAAAGCATTACCTAAAGATGAATGGTTTGACGGTGTAATGCAGCTCGATCAGTTTGGCGATAAGATATCCTCATTTGGTCATTCGTTATATGTGTATATGGCCGAAATAGGAGATATTAATTTTACACAGATAAGTTCATCTTTAACTCAGGCTAAGCGAATGGTTTCTTTGGCTAATAGTGTAGCCAACACTTCCGATAATATGACTACCGGAATCTCTACATTTAAGAACGTGAAAGATATCGGAACAGCCATGAAAGATTACAGCAACTCCGTATCTACTCTCGATGCTGGCAAGGTTTCTGATGCTATTTCACTGGGATATAGTCTTAAAACTTTTATATCCAGTCTGAAAGATATTGATACATCTGGAACCAATAGCTTTAAAGATGCCGTATCTGCACTTAGCAAAGTTGAACTTGGAGGTATTCAGAATACACTAAATGATTCCACGAAAACTTTTGAAACAAATGGTAGAAGTCTGGTTGAAGCGTTGAACAGTGGAGTATCCTCTCAGGAAAATAAAGCTTCCAGTACAATGTCGGCAGTTGTTGTTTCTATTAAGAAATCTATAACTGATAAGAATGAAGAATTCAAAAAGACAGGTATTGCATTGATCACGATGCTTGCTGTTGGTATGCAGGCCCAGAGAGAACATGCGGTGAACATCTCTTCCAGTATTGGACAGGCTTCTGCTAATGGACCGCGTCAAGCTTTTATGAGTTTTAGAGCGAGCGGTATATATCTTGGCAGTGGTTTGGTTTCAGGTATCAATGATATGCAGAATGCCGCTTACAACGCTGGATTTGCATTAGGTCAGGCTGCAGTAAAGGGTGAACGTGCCGGTCAGCAGTCACATTCTCCATCAAAAGCCACTTATCAGTCAGGTATATGGCTTGGCGAAGGTATGATTAATGCTTGTTATGATATTGCTACAAAAGTATTCAGTGCTGGTAAAATGCTTGGAACAGGAGTAGTAAACACCATCTCTACAGCGATGCAGTCGGCAGAGGATTTGTTTGATATGCATACGGATGTTACACCAGTAATTACGCCGGTAGTCGATTTAACTGACATTGAAGATAGCGCTTCTCGTATTACAAGTATGTTTAACAATCCATCAATCACTCCGATGGCCAACATTCGAGCTATCAATGGAATGATGAATAGCCGTCAAAATGGAAACAACAATGATGTTGTAGACGCAATTAACGGACTTCGTAAAAGTCTGAACAACACCGGTAACACGTATAACAATATATCAGGAATCACTTATGATAACGATAGTGCTGTATCAGAGGCCATCGAATCATTAGTGAGGGCTGCCAAAATAGAAAGGAGGAGATAAATATGGCCCAGTTTACAGACGGGTCCTCATCAGGAAGTGCTTTTTCTGATGGGTCCCAATACACTACCAATCTGAGTGCCCAGGTCAACATTACTGACTTTGGGCTCCAGAAAGGTACTGATAGAACTGTTTACATAAAATGGAATTGGAATCAGCTTCATACGAAAGAGTTCCGAGTGGTTTGGTATTATTATACCGGACAGGGCACCTCCTTTGTTGGCAGTGATGCTAGAATAACATCCAAAGAGTCAACTTATACAGCGCCATCAAATGCGACGGGTGTCAGAGTTAAAATTCAGCCAATCGCAGACAGTCGTAATATTAGTAATAATTATACGGCTGCTTATTGGACAGCTAAATGGTCAACTATTAAACAGTACTATTTTAAGAATAATCCCCCTACAGTTCCAGGAACGCCAACAGTTTCCATAAGCGATAAGTATAAGCTTACTGCTTCATTGGCGAACGTGAATTCTGATACAGAGCAAATAGAGTGGTACGTTGTTAAAAACGATAAAACCAAGTTCTATTCTGTAAAGACAAAAGTAAATAAAAACGCGGCTTCAATGGTTTGTACCATCGAGGCTGGGGGAGAATACAAAGTTAAATGCCGTGCCTGGAGAGGAACTTCATATAGTAATTGGTCTGAGTATTCCAGTAATGAAGGCACCATTCCGGCTACTGTCGGAGAAATTACTCGTCTTGAGGCCTTCTCTGATACCGGAGTGCGTATTGACTGGAATGGAGTAAAAAACTGTACCAGTTATGAAATAGAGTATACAACAAGGCAAGACTACTTCGATAGTAATCCAAATGAAGTTAAGAATCAGACAGTTCCATCGTCAATCTGTCATGCTGAGGTATCCGGACTTGATCTTGGTGAGACATATTTCTTCCGAGTTAGGGCTGTAAATGATAAAGGAAATTCACCATGGAGTACGATCAAATCAATCATACTCGGTAAAGATCCAACAGCTCCTACCACGTGGTCCTCAACTGCGACTGCGGTCGTTGGCGAAGAACTTATCCTTTATTGGGTACACAATGCAACGGATGGTTCATCAGAGAAGCAGGCTGAGCTGGAGTTAGATATCAACGGTTCTGTTACTACGGAAGTCATCGTAAATACCGACACTGGTGACGATAAAGATGAAACGAAAAGCAAAAAGATTGATACGTCAAAATGGAGTGAAGGAACTACTCTTAAATGGCGGGTACGTACCATGGGTATAACTGGTAATTACGGCTTATGGTCTGTACAGAGAGCAGTTAATATCTATGCTCCAGCTACACTTCAGCTCAATATTGTGAGTGCTGACGGAGATGATATTTCAACTTTAACATCGTTTCCTTTCTATATTAAAGGCGTTGGCGGACCGAGTTCTCAGAAAGTTCTTGGTTATCATGTATCAGTAATTGCACTGGAGGGATATGATTCGATTGATGAAACTGGAACAGGCGAAGTTATCGCAAAAGGACAGGAGATTTTTTCGAAGTATTATGATATCGGCACTGAACTCATGCTTGAGCTATCAGCCGGAAATATAGACCTTGAAAATAATATAAGCTATCGAGTTATTTGTTCAGTTGCAATGGATTCAGGTTTGACAACGGAGCGGTCTGAGGATTTTACCGTAGCATGGGCTGACATGACTTATGCACTTAACGCCGAGGTAGCGTATAGCCGTGACACCTATTCGTTTCTCATCAGACCATACTGTCTCGATGAGAATAATAATCTTGTCGATGATGTTACTCTTGGGGTATACCGCAGACAATTCGATGGGGAGCTCATTGAGATTGCGACAGACCTCCAGAACTCCGACAATTGTTTCGTTACCGATCCTCATCCAGCTCTCGACTACGGACGCTACCGAATTGTTGCAAAAACAAAAGCTACAGGAGCCATCAGCTATTACGACTTACCAGGATTCCCCATCGGAGAATCAGGAATCATTATTCAGTGGGCGGAACAGTGGCAGAACTACGTCACATCTGAGATTAACGATGGAGACACTTCTGCAGAACGTCCTTGGTCTGGATCGATGGTAAAACTTCCATATAATGTGGATACAACGGACGATAATGACCCGGATGTATCGTTGGTTGAATATATTGGCAGAAAGCATCAAGTTAGCTACTATGGAACTCAAGTAGGGCAGACAGCTACTTGGAAAACTGATATTCCGAAGTCAGACGTTGAGACTCTGTATGCGTTGAGAAGATTAGCAATCTATCAGGGCGACGTATATGTGAGAGAATCAAGTGGCAGTGGTTATTGGGCACACGTTACAGTATCTATTAGTAAAACACATCAGAATCGTATCGTTCCGGTATCTTTGAAAGTTACCAGAGTTGAAGGGGGAATATGATATGCCAGATTGGACTAAATCCATGGAGCAGTCTTTTGAGTATTACATTGTCGATCCCGGGACATGGAGAGATAAGAGTAAACTCAAAAATATATTAAGTGGCAGCAAAATTGAGAGGGATTTGAGCGCAGAAACTCTTGGCTCGGCAACCTTCAATATGAGTGAACCAATTGATGAATGCTATATTCGAGCATATCTTATAACCCGTCAAAATGGAATTACTGAGAGATTTCCTTTGGGCACATTTTTGGTACAAACTCAAAAAACCCAGTTTGATGGTACTTATGCAAAAACGCCGGTTGATGCATATACACCGTTATTGGAACTCAAAGAGAATCCACCTCCGTTAGGATATTCGATAATGAAAGATTCAAACGTTATGGAATATGCATACCGACTCACGAGAGAGCAGGTTAGAGCTCCTGTCATAAAAGTCTCTACCGACGAGAAATTATATTCGGACTTTGTTGCAAACACAGATGACACCTGGCTAACATTCATCAGTGATCTTATAACTAACGCTAAATACGAGTTAGGTCTTGATGAATTAAGCCGGGTTATTTATTTGCCTGAACAAGATGTGGAGAGTTTACAACCGGTATGGGAATTCAATGATGACGATAATTCCATTCTTTATCCGGACATCAGCACAGATCGTGACATGTATGGGATTCCGAACGTAGTCGAAGTGTCGTATTCATTGTCGAATGTAAACTTTTTTGCAAGGGTTGTTAACGACGATCCCAATAGCCCAGTCTCAACGGTCAATAGAGGTCGGCAAATAACTTATAGAGTTACAAATCCAGAATTTGCTGGAGAGCCGACAGATGAGCAGATACAGCTTTATGCAAAAAATCTACTCGATAAGTTATCGTCTATCGAATATACGGTAACTTTTTCTCATGGGTATTGTCCGGTTAGGCTGGGTGATTGTGTTCGATTGAATTATAAGCGCGCAAATATGTATGGTGTAAAAGCTAAAATAACAAAACAATCCATTGAACTGAAACCGGGCTGTCCGATTACGGAGACAGCTGTGTTTACTAAAAACTTATGGAGGTGATTATACGGGATTATCATCAGTGACAATATCTGATTTTGTAAAAGTTACGAACGAGGAAAAGCATTCACCGACTAAGGACACTTTCTACGGAACAATAAGAATAAACGACGGCGTTACTTACGTGCAACTGGATGGATCAGAACTACTCACGCCTTGTGCAACAAGTGTTGATGTCGAAGATGGAGAGCGAGTCATGGTCACTGTCGGAGGACATGAGGCTATTGTTACAGGAAACTTATCTTCTCCGGCAGCACGTGGCGAAGATCTTAGGAGATTTGAAGAAACTACACAAGGATGGCAAATGGAATGGGATAAGTTGTTTGAAACCCAGAACGCTAACGTCAAGAAATATACGAAATACATATCATTTGATGAGGGCGACGTTATTATCGGACGAACGGATTCCGATAATAAGATGGAACTGACAAATGAATCATGTACTATTGGCGATGAGAAGAATCGCAATTTCCTGGTCAATACGAATGGAGCAGAATTTCGTAACGGTGATGTGATTTTAGCTCATATGGGATATGATCAGACACATGATGACAAAGGAAATATAGCAACTTTACCGTTTTATTCATTTGGTACAAATTCAAAAACTTATGTTCCAGGAGGATATTCCTTTGCAACGGGTAGAGACGTTGAGGCTAGTGGAATGTGTTCTCACGCGGAAGGCGGCAATACGACCGCTAGTGGAAGGCATTCTCACGCAGAAGGATGGTACACGACTGCTAGTGGAGGTACGTCTCACGCGGAAGGACATCAAACAACTGCTAGTGGAGGTACGTCTCACGCGGAAGGCGGCAATACGACCGCTAGTGGACTGTATTCTCATGCAGAAGGATACTACTCGACTGCTAGAGGAAATATGTCTCATGCGGAAGGACATCAAACAACTGCTAAAGGACTTCGTTCGCATGCCGAAGGTTCCAATACAATCGCTAGTGGACGGTATTCTCATGCAGGAGGTTATTATACGGAAGCTGCTGGCGATTATCAAACAGTAATTGGAAAATATAATACGGTTGACTCTGATAAAGTTTTTATTATCGGTGGAGGATCATCAGATAATGCACGAAAAAATATACTCCAGGTAGACTGGGATGGTAATGTTAGTGCGCCTGGTGGAGCAAACTTTTCGGAAAATAGCGAGTTCGGTAAAAACCTTAATGTCGGTAATCGTTTAACCGTAAATGAGCAGATATATAGTCCTAATATGCCGACTGGAACCGGAAGTGCTTTATATTTAACATCCGCTGGTTTTATCAAGAAATCTTCTTCGTCTAAACGATACAAAAAGCACGTATCATTTATGGAAGCGGATGATGTTGAAAAGCTGTATCTTCTTCGTCCGGTTTATTTTAAGTATAAAGAGGGACTTATTGATAAAAACGAGGAGGATTACAATAGCGAGATACCTGGCTTTTATGCTGAGCTTGTCGGTAAATATTTCCCAGAGGCGGTCATTCATAACGGAAAAGGCCAGATAGAAGATTGGGACCCAAGAAAACTTATTCCTGGTATGTTGAAACTCATTCAGTTACAAAAAGGGCAACTGGATAGACAAGAAGAACGTCTATCTAAAATAGAATCTATTCTTAATATAAAGGAGAACTAATACATGGATTTCACAATGTTAAAAGATCATTTCGTAGTAGTCGTAGTGCTGGCGTGCCTGATCGTGGGTTACATAATCAAGCATACAACATTTCTGAAGAAAATTCCAAATGACGATATCCCGGCAATTCTGGCAGTAATTGGTGCTGTTCTCAACGGCTTCGTGAGTGGATGGAGTGTTGAAAACGTCGTCTATGGAGCATTTATGGGTTTGGCGTCAACGGGTCTGCATCAGGCTTTTAAATCGTTTGTAGAAGGAACGTCCAATGTTGATGAGAATAATATTAATAAGGAAGTAACTACGGAGGACGACCTTAATGACTGAGTTTGCCATCACATCAGGGCAGCTTATGTGGCTTTTCACTTTTGCAGCTGGTCTATGGGGATTCTGGAAAATCGTAAAAGAAATTCACAAGCCTAGCGACGATCTGCGTAAGACCGTTGCTAAGCATAGCGAACTTCTCGATAATGACAATAAGCGTCTCAAAGAGCATGAAGAATCTAATCGAATGATTCTAAAGTGCCTCCTTGTGATTATTAATCATGAGATAACTGGGAACGGCATCGAAACCATGAAAGAAGCACGGGATGACCTGCAGAAATATCTGGTTGAAAAATAATTGACAAGAATTTTCATTTGCTTTATTATAAAGAGGTAATTTTACAATATGATTTGTAATAGATTCTCTGTTCCTTTATATGATTATGGCGTTTGATTATTTTAGATGTTTCTGCAAAATGTAACTTGTTAACTATAGCAATTAACCGTGATGAATAGCATATTATTTGTCACTTATTTGTAACAAAATATATCTACAACCTAGTTTTTTCTTGTGTTTACGCTGTTTGGACAAGCTCTACAGTTTCCATTGAAGAAGCTGCTAAAGCTGGTAAGTTCTAATTTGACTGATATCGGCGAGTGAATGCAGAAAAATCGGCATTCCTTGCTGTGAGTTGAAACAAATAAAGTAATATTTATGTCCAAACGAGAAAACATATAAAGAAATTAAGAAGGGATAAGCTCCTTTAGAGGAGCTATATCCCTTTTCTTAAAATAAAAAAACTTATTGTTTAGTATAAAGGAAAATGATAAAATCTTTATGTGACAATTAGTTTTGTTTATATATGAAAGAGGTGTGCAGGTTTATGATGTATCCGTTTATGACACTTAATGATGATACAGAAATTACACATTCTGAGATGAAACCGGATGGTCGAGTAAAAGTTTATATTGAAACACCTGATGTTCAGGATGGTTTTCATAATGCTGTCTGCTATCTGCCTGATTATACGTGGCAGGATATTAATGGATATTCTGAAACGGAGATGGCATATTTTAAACAGCTTATACGGGAAAATGCGCATCTGATCATAGAGTTTTCCAGAGAAGGAGGAGTATTGAATGCCGCAAATTTTTAGAATTGGACCATATATAATTTACTTTTGGTCTAATGAAAATAAGCCGTTGGAGCCTGTACATGTTCATGTGGCAGAAGGACGGGCGACGGCAAATGCGACAAAGATATGGATAACCAGTACTGGGAAAACTTTATTATGTAATAACAGCTCAAAAATACCAGAGCGTATTTTACGTAATATCATGAGAATGATTGAAGCAAATAGTGAATCTATTATAAACCAATGGACAGAACATTTCGGGGAAATTCGTTATTTCTGTTAA